ATCTTCGGGTTGCGGACGCAGCCGCTGCCTGACGACGCGCGGTTATGGAAACGCGCCGTTCGCATGGTTCGACCGAAGGTAGCGTTGTCGCACTCGCACTTTTCCCAGGTGATTTTCTGAAGGGAGTATGTGCAGTGCCCGACAATTTTCCCGAATTCCTCGTTTACCTCGCGCTCGCGATCCTTGGCGCCTTTGCGTGCAAAATCGCGTTACGCGCGCGCGCCGACCGCCGCCGCCATCGCGAGGACCGCGCCTACTACCGGAAGACGTATGGGAGCGGGAGGCGGGCATGAGTGAAGGCCCCGAATTCGTCTTCCACCGCACGCGGAAAAGCTTTATGCTGGCGACGTTTCCGAACGCCCAGCCGAGCTGGACAGGCGTCAGGCCGACACCTCCAGTTCCCGAACTGACAGAGGAAGGCGAACGCCAAATGCATGCCAGCCTGCGCGCTATTTCCTGGCACGGTCCTTCGGTCCCCAACGTTGCGGCCGTATCCCGGGAAGAGCAGGTGCGACAGAAAATCGCACGCCTTCACGCCTATGGCTCGGCGCCGGCCCCTGCCGAGCCCGTGCAGCGCGTTCGCCACGGATTCGATTACGAGTTGGCCGAGATTCTCGACGATCCGCGGCTCGCGACGGACGCGGAGATCCGCGCATGCACGCGCGACCGGAGCGAGCAATGAAGATCACCATTGAGAGCACGTCGCGCGTGGTTTACCTGGTGACGACTGTTTCGGAAGAGCCCGGATTTCCGTGTCGCGTTTGGGAGGGTCAGACCGACAGCGGCATCCCGGTTACATGCCTGGTTTCGCGAATCGGGGTACTTAAAACAGATGATCAGAGCCAATTCGATAGCGAACTGATCGAGCAGCGCGAACCGAGCGATGCAACGCGCGCCTTCCCGCTGAGGATGATTCTATGATGGGCGAAAAGACGCTCGCGAGCGGCAACGTGGCGCGCTGGAAGCGCGAAGACAGCTTCGCCATAGCAGCTGTTTCAATCGACTTTCGAGATCCACCTTGCGATGCAGACCGGGACGAGGCGCTCGCGCTGCTGCAGGAGCTGAGACCGCGAGAAGCGATAAAGGAGCAGCTCCTTTTCGCATCGGACCCCGCGGGCCGGGCTTCGTTAGATGCTTTGGTTAATTCGCTTCTCGGAAGGAGTTCCAATTGAGCAGCGCCGCCCGCGCCTTCGAACAACAGCCGGCGACGCGCCCGCTGCCGATCGACGGCCCGATCATCTGGATCGGGCACGCGATCGCGGGCCTCGACGAAGAGGAATTGCAGCGCGGGGCGCTGACCCATTCGGCCGAAGAATACGAGCAGCGCCAGCGCCTGCGCGATGCCAAAGACTATCTGATCCGTGCGCAGGCCCTCGTCCGCCAGTACAACGCGAAAGGGCCAACCGCATGAGCTTTTGCTGGTCCTCCCATTTCCCCGCCCTCGCCGGCCCTGGCGCTCCGTTTTTCGGCGGCGCGCCGGCTGTCCTTGCCGGCGACGCACCCGCGCCCGGGACGCCACGCCCTCCGGCGTCCCCGGGTGCGGCATGTCAACGCGAGCCGGATCGATACGGGTACCGCGACGAGACTGGGCGCTGGCGGGACGCGGCGGGCGCGGACCTCGATCCGCTCGGCGAGCTGCTCGAGCCGGACGCCGCCGGCGACGGAGGAGGGCGATGAAGCTGCGCTTCCGCAATCCCGTGCCCTCTGGTTACCTGATGCGCTATTCGACCGTGGGACGCGGTGGCTTCCAATGGCCCGCCAGCCGATACCGGTGCGAGGGCTATACCTCACGGGGTATAACCGTGCCCTGCGGCGCGGTGTTCGAAACGCAGGCCGGCAACCCGGCCACGCGCTGCGAGGCCTGCCGTAAGGCGCACCTGCGCGAGTGGTACCGCCTGAAGTACCTGCGCAGGCTACGACGAAAAACGAGGGCATGAGCGCTATAGCTACAGTTCGGGGTGATGAGTTGATACGGGCGTTCAATTCGGCATTGGAGGCGTCCGTGAAGCGTCCAAACGACAACACATGGGCCGGGGTGTACGACGATCTCGCACGCCTTGGCTATGGTGAGGCGCTCATCGTGCGCGCTATTGCGGTTTGCTGGCTCATTCCCCATGTGAAGCCCGCGCCCGCCTACGAGCAACGGCTGGACGGGATCTATCGCGCCGCCGAGGCGGCTATTGATCCGGAGACGTGCGAATTTCGTTACCCCCGCTTGGTTTTTCCGGGCTGGAGACCGGAATGAGCAGCGCCGGGCAAGCAACGCAGAAACAACCGCGCGGACCGAAAACGCGCGGGACGGATTGGTGGACGCCGCCGCCCGATACGCCGCTGAACCTCGCGATCCCGTACGTGGTCTCATCCGTTGGCGATGGCCTTTCGCTGACGCAGCAGCGCGTGCTTGCCTACATTACCGAGAAACACTGGACAAAATCACAGGACGGCAGCAAGAAAGGCGAGAGGCGCGGCTTTATTTGCAAACCGCCCGGCTACACGAAGATGGCGCAAGGGACCGGCCTTGCCAGAAAGACCGTCTACAACGCAGTCAAAGCGCTGATCGCGAAAGGCGTGCTGGAGGTGTTCCACCGCCACTATAAGGGCAAGCAGCGCACGCACACCGTCTATTTCGCGCTGCATTTTGGCGACATCCTGCCCGCCTGGCGCGCGAACCCTGAGTGGTTCCACACTGCCTATAAAGATTCGGTCGTTGCGCGGAAGCGATCAAAACAGTTCATGACCGTCGAAGAGGGCGAGGTGGACTGGCAAATAGACCGTAATCGCGCGCCGAAGAAGGGTTGCGGGCGCGGCCTGGCTGAGATCGTCGAGGCAGCCATCGTTCCAGCGAACGTCGCGCCGATCGCGCCACCGCAACCGATGGACAACGACGAAGATGTCAACGCCGTCCTGATGGAGCTGATGCGCTGGAGTGGCGCATGCTGTCTCAAAGACGCGAACGACATCATTGCCGACGCCCGCGCCGAGGCGAAGCGTACCGGTTACGCGGAGCTCGGCTACGGTGGCCCGTTCCCCTGCCTCACGGTTGTCGAGGTTATCAGGGACGCAGCGGCGGACTACAAGCCGAGCCCGAGCCAGGCGCGGAACTACCCGAAGCCGACGCCCGGCTGGTTTCTGGGCGGCGCGATTCGCCGGCACGTTCGCCATCGGGTAATGGCCGATTGGGAGCAGAAAGAGGGCTGACCGCCCGGCCCGCGGCTCGCGCCGCAGTTTCGCCTTACGTTCGCGTTTCGCTACGCATTCGCCATTTTTCTCGCTCGCTACCGAATGACTGCCAGCTTCCCAGGCTGGACGTCGATCCGCAGCGACCGTTTCACCCGTACGCCTTGACGCTTCCCTTATAACTGGACCCGCGAGCCATCGAAAACGCCAATCGAAGGCGCCCGGTCGCCCCACAGATCCGTCCACAGGCGTGGTAACCGTTACTACGCCCCGTATGGTACGGATTACCATGCATGTATGGCACCGGTTACTACTTCTAGCCTTTGACTTTAAAGCCTTTAAGGGCTTTTGACCTTCTTCTTTCTGAAGCGGCGCGCCGCGCGCCTTGTGAATTTGATAAGTCGTCCCGAGCTCCCGCTACGCGGTCGCATCCAAAAAGGCATTCGGAAGCGTCGCGTCAAAGCCCGCGCCGCGGCTCTTTAAGTCCTGGACAAGCACCGCGCCTGCTCCGGGCAAAAAGCTTCCTTTCGAATGGGCGTGATCCCGTTCGCGCCCTTCCCGCGCCGGATCCGGACGCGGCGACTGCGACCGCAGGCGGAAAACCCCTACCGAACCGCGTCCCAAACCCCGGGCATCAGCCGCCGGTCGAGAACGAAGCCGAGCATGTCGTTCGGCGTTTTTTCGCAGCCGTCCGCGAGGCGCATGAGCGTGACCACGTGCATGCCGGTTTGGCGGCACGATTCGACCTGGTTGTATCGACTGCGAGAAATACTACACTTGCGCGCCAGAGCGGCCTGTGTGAGGCCGTTGGCGTCGCGGTAGCGCAACACCGCCAACCCAACCGTTGCGGCCACGCTATGGATTCCTGTAGCGTCCGGGCTACAAAGCGACGTTTGGCGGGTTTTTCGCGGTAAGCTCATATCGTCCACCAGTATGGCAGTGAAAAACAGCACATCACGCCAGGCTGAACTTGTCGACGCGCACCTTCCCCTCGTCCGCCATATCGCCCGCAGCCTGAGCCGCAGCCTGAGCCGTAGCCTGCCACCTTCATTCCCTATCGATGACCTCGTGCAGGAAGGCGTGATTGGCCTGCTCCACGCCGCCAAGCGATATGACTCGGCGGCGCACCCCACCCCGGGCTCTACCCGCGCCTCGTTTTCAACGTTTGCGCACACGCGGATCCGCGGCGCGATGCTCGAATCCGTCCGGCGGCGCCACTGGACCGCCAATACGTGCCTACCGTTCCGTACCGCGGACGAGAGCGACGGCGTGCCCCTGCCCGCCTGTGCGCCAACGCAGGCCGCTCAGGCGGAACGCCGAGACCAGCTGTGCCGGATTGCGGAGGCCGCCACATGGCTCACTGCCGATCGGCGGTGTATTCTCTCCATGCGCTACGGCTCGGCCGAGATGACGATGCCGGCGATCGCCGAGGAGCTCTGTATGTCGCTGCGGATGGTGTTTTTCGAGCACGACGCTGCGATCACGGAAATACAAAGGCACCTCGGTTTGCACGGTCGGGCAACCCCGCGCCGATATAGTAGTGTGCCCAAACCCACCCAAACCAGCAAAGTAGTTCCTATTTCCGTATCGCCCGCGGCCGCGCTCGAAGCGGATCGCAAAAAGAATCTGGACGAGCTGGGCGAATTAGACCAGTTTTTCGCGCCGCTTAAATCGAAACTGACCCGCCAGGCGAGTCTTCGCGAATGGGCGCGCGGTATGTACGACGATGCCGATGCAACCCGCGGCTTCGAAGCGTCGGGTGATCGTTTCACTGTGCTGATCGGACCGCGCAGCAACGTCAGCACCGTCGACATCGTGGCGCTGATCAAAAAAATAGGAATCAAACTCTTCGGCACATTTGCGAAGACGACGCTGAAGGATCTGGCGCTCTATACCTCCCCCGACGTGGCAGCCAGTGTCACCTCGGTCGCGCAAACCGGTTCCCGCAGCGTTTCGAGCTACGAACGCGGAACGCCGGCGAAAAAGGCGGCGTAGGAAAAACGGGCCGATGCTGGATTCCGTCCCATTCACCATCTCTCGGTTTAATGAGTCCAGCACCGACCGCAAGTAAAGTCTACTTGACTGTTTGCACGTTTCCCGCCCGCGCGCCGATTAACAAGCGTGAACAAAACCCTCGCTTGCTTTTTCGCCGCGCTCGCGCTGCCGGCTTTCGCCGGCCAGAGCATCCAGTACGGACCACAGACGATTTCGAACACCGCGATCCGGCTGACCATCAACAACCGCGTGGAGTTTCGCATTCACGACTGGACGCCGAACAGCTACACTCACCTGATAGCAGGCACCGGGGTCTGGCCGACGTACCAGGGTGCCACTGGGTGGGTTGCCTATCTTGCTAACCAGACCGGCGTCGGCGAAGGGGTGTCACTCCGTAACACGTGGGATGACGGCCTCGGCTCGTTCATCCCGGTCGACGGCATGACAGACGTCAGCGTGCGCGCGCAGCACAACGTCATAGCTAAGGCCGATGAGTATGAGGGCTGGAGCAACGGCAGCCGCTTCTACGCGGTCTCTGTGCCATACACGACGGAGACCAACACCGGAAGCGGCCTCGTCATGGGCTACGGAAACGAGCCGGTCGTGAACGTTGCCTTCATGCGAGTACTCTCGACTCTGGTCCCGATGAATTCCCGCGCGCCGGTCACCTTCAGCCAAGACGCGAGCTGCGTGTTCGAGTGGAAGTTCGAGGGCGACCTGAGTGATTCATGCGGCGGCAACTACCCTGCCAACTATGCCTACGGGTCACCTGGGGTATTTATTCCGACTTATGTGCCGACGCCTGTCCTGGCGCCTTACGCCTCGATCAAAAGCAACTGGAGAAGCTGGGCCGATGTAACGACGGCCCGCGCGGGTTTTCCGATGCCGCTCGATGGCACGTCCAGCTACTCCCAGTCCGATACGTCGGCCGCGGTCACGTGGGCGTGGAAACAACTCTCGGGCCCGTCGCGGCTCTTCTGGGATTCACTGACGTCCGGAACGCCCGCGCCCACTGGCGTAATCTTCGGCGACTACCGGATTGCATTGACCGTGTGTGACAACACCAGCGCCTGCACCACAACCGCGGTCGACGTTGGCGCGGTGGCTCAGGATTCGAAGGGCATCGTGATCCCGGCTGACCCGAATGTAACGGCTCTGTACGGCGACATGATGACGTGGGGCAAAATTCCGTGGGGCTCTGCGGACAGGCTTAATAAGCGCGCTCTCGATTTGCGCGTGCCCGCGTATCAGGCGGCCGGCTGGCTTGGCAATTCGAGCAGGTGGGAAAAGGTGGGAGCTGGGACCGTGAGCTATACGTGGGACGGCACAGGCACGCCGCTGGGCGACAAGTCCTGCCCGAACGGGCTGGCTGCCGATGTGCCAGCCGGGTCGATGTTCGTAGTGGTGACAAATGCAGCGTGCATCGACCTCAGCACCCTGCCGACAAGAATCCTGTTGTTCAATGGCGGCGCCGAGACGGAGGTCCGTATCTGCGCCCAGACAATCCCGACTCCAAACATACTGGCGATCTGCGCCGGATCTGAGCCAGCCGCAGCGTGGTCGGCTGGTTCGATGGTTGGTCAGTTCAAAGTCACGGGCGTTGGAACTGACTTCTTAAACGATCCCAACGCCGCGGTTTGCCCGAAGGGTGCCTCGCCAGGCGCTGCAGCACGCATCGATCTTCGTGCGAACCTTACCGTGGACACAGCCGGCATCGGCGAGTGGTTCTGGTTTGTGACGGGATGCGAGAGCCCAACGACGCTCTACATCGATCCCGTGAATGGCGCGCACGATATTACCCTGCTCGACGCGCTGCCGCAGACCGGCCGCCAGTACAGCTTTGACGCCAACGCGGCCAACGAAGGCTTCTTCGCCAACGCTGCGATCGCGGGCACGTTTTTCTATGCAGAGAACACCATGGCGCGCTCTTTGTACTTCCGCTCCGGTCTGGACGAGGCGAAAAACGCCGCAGACCTGATTGACTGCTGCCTCCTCAACTCGCCGTGGGGAAATCCGATCGGCAACGGTTACGCCCCGCTCGTTACCGGCGGCCCGGTGATTGGAAGTTTCTTCGCCGCGATCCTCGGATCGGACGGTGCGCCAAGCTGGGCGAGCCTCCGCAGTTACGCGGAGCAGGGCGAGGAGTACGTCAACACGACAGCGACCTCGGGCTGCAATGTGTACGACCAGCGCAACACCGGATACGCTTATGAGTGGGTTGGCTATGCCGGAACTTATGATCCGGATCCGATCTGGCGGGCGCGCTGGCAAAAAGACATTGTGCAGATGGCGGCCAACGACGCGGCCTGCAAGACGGCAGACAACAGCTTCACGAACTCTTACTTATTCAATCCGTCGGGAAGCCGCGGCGGAGGCCTCGGATACAACGGAGGCTTCGGCCCGCTCACACTGACGAATGGCTCGACGACTGTGAGTGCTCCTGGTGGCCTTCCGGCAGCAGCTTGCATCGGAACCGCGCAGGGCTTCGCCACGGTCGTGCATGGCAGTTCAGTGATCACTGTGACGGCCGGCAGCACGCCGTTTCCGTCGTCCGGCTTTGACGCGCTGACGCTGGCCGGCGTATCGGGCGGCGCTCCGTTCGCTTCGCAATTTATGGCGGCGAATGGAAATCTGGCGGTCCTGTGGCCGTATGACTCGGGCACGGTGAGCTGGATGAGCACGAGCACAAATAACGGCAGCACGAATATGCTGACATTCGGGACCGACAATAACGATACTGCGAATCTTAGCCACGGCTTCAACTGCATAGCGAACGCCGACGGCACCCTGACCCTCGATCACGCGTGGCCCGGTGCAACCGGATCCACCTATGTCGGCAACCTGAGCAACGTCGTGGGCACCGGAGTGCAGCCGTTCTATTTGGGAGTTCGCGCGCTCGGCACCGGGTTTCTTTCCCGCGTCACCGATCCTGCGCTTGCCGCCGTCGCCTCTTTCTACCAGAAGCTCAGCAGCGGGATTGCTCACTGGCTGCACGATGTTGGAACCGACATCGCGTCCCTCACCACTAACTACGGCGTCGGATATCAGCTGTGCTCGCCAGTCAACCCGCCGTCGTCCTCCGCCTCATTCAGCGCCAAGTCGCCGGGCTGCAATTACACCACAGGGAGCAAGGACAGCATGTCGGTCGGCCGCGAGCAAAACGCCGAGATCGCCAACGCGATTTCTGAGCTATACATCGCCAGCCCGACCGCGGCCAACCTGGCGTGGGGCGATCAGATGTATGGTGCCGTGTTCGGCAACCCGGCCTTCGACGCCGCGGGCGCGTACTCCGATCCAGCGTCCGACGCAACCAACCTCGCTCCGACAAATCTGTCAGACGCCAGCCTGGCAAACGGAAAGTGGCCCGGCTTCTTCTTCGGGATGGGCGCGGCCTGGCGCTGGCCGGCGGTTCGCCTCGGCGGTGTGGATCCACCGGATCCGGCCACGGTGATGATCCCGTTCACTGTTGAGGAAACTGGCGCCGCGCAGGCGCAGGTAACTATTACGGCCGCGACCGGAAAAGCGGTGACCACGGTGTGCCCTGTTTCACCATGCGAGGTATCGGTCGACAGGCGATCCGGATCCGTGCTGATGGAGCTGGACTATCTCGACGCATCGGGCGCGGTGATGATGCCCGGTGAGAACGTCCCGCTCTACGTCACCAGCCCGTAGTCACTGGAGCGCGCGACCAGACGAACGAAACCGGCACGGTCGCAGGAGTACTTGGGACGCACGTATAAAAGTACGAGGCGTCTGCGGCCCACGTGCTCGCGCTATAGGGCGAGCTCGTCACCGGATCCACACAGGGATGTTGCACCACCGGCGTGCTGGAAGCATAAACGGGCGCCGGAACGCGAAACGCTATGATCGCGGTGTCGGACGAGCACTGAAGGGTCATCACGCCATTGTCGGGGTTGAGCTGCGGAACGCACACCGTACCGATCCCGGGCTCGATATCGAGCGTCGTCGCGGTGCCGATCGCTTTGCCGCCGCTTTGGATAGCGAGTGCACCCGGAGCTCCGGGTGCTCCCGTCGCGCCTGACGGACCTGGCACGCCCGGAGGCCCGGCCGAGGCCGCCGGTCCGGCCGGCCCGGGAGGGCCCTGCGGCCCGGTTGCGCCAGCTGGTCCCGCGGTGCCCTGCTGGCTTGCTGCGCCAATGTGGGCCTGCCCGGTCGAGTCAACCGAGAGAGTCAGCGTCGCATCAACTACGACCGAGAGCCACGCATATGCGCCGGCGCCGGGCAGAAGGTAATAGGTGTAAAGCTTCGGGAGCGCCGGAACCGCGGGCTTGGTCTGAGCGAACGCGGAAGCGGCCGCCAATATTACAAACAAAAAAAGCTTCATCACTTATTGTCGGTTGGCCGCATACTTGAGGCTGATGACTGTCACTGTCAATTACGCAACGCTCGCAGAGGTCGAGGGCCTCCAGCTCACGCTCGCCGAAGTCCTGGTGGCAGTCAATAAACTCGTCATTCAAGGAGCAAAGCTTATGTCTTCCAACGCGCAATTTGTAACCGACGTCGCGGCCCTCACCACAGCGGTGGGCCTCAACACTTTGGTTCTTCAGAACCTCGAAACTCTGGTGGCGGCCGACACCACCAACATCGCGACGATGAACGCGGAAATCGCTACTCTGCAGGCGGCAAACCCGGTCCTCGATCTTTCCGCCCTTGAAAACGCGACAAATGCGCTGGCCGCCAACAACACAAGCGCGGCCGGCGTCCTCTCGTCCAATCCGGCATCGCCCGCGGTACCGCCGCCTCCTGGGGGAGCCCCGATTCCGGTAGTTCCGGTCGTGGCGTCCACCCCGTAAAGCGCCGCGGATCTGCTAAGCGCGAAGGCCCGCTGGATACCCGGCGGGCCTTTCTGCGTTTTCGGCGAGTGCCGCGCTCAGACTTCCCGAGCAACATATGGAGGCCTCCGCCAGGCCTTATACAGCGCAACCGCCGCCTCAACCGTCTGGCATTGCGCCCCGACCTCAAGCAGCACGTCGGGCGCGACGACGCCTTCCTGCTCCGCGAGCGACGAGATCACGCCGAGCGAGTAGCCGCCCATTCCCGTGATGTCGGGATGGTTCAGGAGGCGGTTGATCGTGTCGAGGTTCTGGCGGAAGTTCATTCGATGCCGCCTCCGCAGCGGCCGCGCGGGCCGTGTTCTCCTTCCAACTCGGCCGCGTCCCGCTTGCGCGTTAACCGTACCAACTCCGTCGCCTGCATGATTACTCGACCTATAACACTGAGCTGGCCCACAGGAACCTGGCAGAGAATTCCAGGCGCCGCGAATTCCGGATTGCGCGGGCACGCCGCCCAGTCGGGCGGCCGCGATTCACCGACTTCCATCCAGCAGGGTGAGTGCGCGGAGGTTATCAGTGCGCATTGGTTGCTCGGTAGATACGCCTCGTTGACGTTTCGCCCGACGACGATCAGTCTGCCCCAGTGAATCGATGCGCCGTAAAACGGGCACTTCGGACCAGAGTCGCGAATCGTCGCCTCCGCCTCGCGGCGCGTCGAATCGGGCGGCGGCCGGAACGCGGGGTTCATGCGGAGGCCTCCGGATACCACCGGATGAAGTGGCCGAGTTTACTGGCGCGCATATTGAAGCACGCCGGGCAGAGCGCGCCGCCTTCGGAGCCGCCGTTTACCTCGCGCCAAAGAGCGTTATCGCGACACCACCAGACGAGCGGCTGAAGCCTTCCACACTCATTGCAATATTCAATGAGGCAGTCGCCGACGCCGAGGCGCATCAGTAAATCCTTGACCCATTTTGGGAGCCATCCGGTAAAGGGCTGCAGCTGCGTTCGCTTCACTTCACACCTCCCGCGATCCGAAACCGCCAGTCCGGCGTTTTCTCAGTGCCCACGTTCATCGCCCACGGCGCACCCGCCTTAGCCTGCTTCGCCAGCCACCGCGGCGGCAATCCTGAATACTCGGCCGCCTCCTTCAGCGTCTTCCACTGCTGCAGCGCCGGCGGTGGAGGAGGCGCCACCGCCGGCCGAACCGCCGCGGCGATCGCATCCGCGAATCGCGCGAACGTCGTCATCGTTCCGGAATCGATAACGGCGAGCGCGCCGTTGCCAGGATCTTGCCCGTCCATTGCCGGTCTGTTGCCGGCATCATTTGATACCGCGGGCGATACTGCCATTCCGGACAGTATCGGCACCCCGCGCACAATCGGCGTTTCGAGATCGGCTTTCAGGCGCTCGACGTTGCCGCGTTCGAAGACCGCCTTGCCGCCGATGAGGCGGGACGGAAGGCGGTGGCTTTTCATGTACGTGTTCACGGTGCGCTCGGACTTGCCGAGCAGCTCGCAGACCTCCGGCTTGGTGAGCGCCGCGGCGTCGGGTTGCAATGGGTTGTTGTCGGTTGCAGCGGGTTGCTGCAAGGCTTCAGGCTCGGGCATGCTTCCCTTCTCCCGCGCGCGTTTCGCTGCGGAACAGACCGTTCAATTCCGGGCTTCGAGCGGCCTGTGGAAGATTTATTTCCCGGCGATATTCGCGCAACAGAGCCGACACGTTGGCGCGCCGCGCGCCTTCGTTCCACACGGCCATAACCTGAACGGTTGCGGCGCAGTTCGTGCACAGGTCTTCTTCGCCTGGCGTCCAGCCGCACGGCGGATTGCAGGCGAACGTCTCGGTGCATCCGCAGACGCGGCAGCGGATCTCGCCCGATAGATCTCGCTTCGGTTCGGGGCGCTTTTCAATTTTGTGCTTCACTTCCGGCATGGATCCTCCTGATAGCTTTTCTTCAGCCGCGCCTCCGCGACCGTGCGCTCATGCTTAGTGCCGTCCCAGCGCACTCTAAGTAGAGTGTCGTTAGACACGACCCGGGCAACCACCGTTCCACTTCGCCGGCTCCAGATGCTGTTCGTCGCGGACATACGCACACGATCGCCGGGCGCGAAGTGGACCGGGGTTGCGGTCTTTGCCGCCACGGCGATCATACGTTCACCGCCGGCGCTTCGCGGAGCAGCCGCTCGCGCTCCGCGGCGGCATTGATCCAGGCCTGAACCGCTGCCTCGGATCCCCACGATTTGATCGGCGCCTCGTGAAGCAGGAAGTTCACGATCCGCGATATCCCGCGCAGGTTATCGACTGCGAGTATAGCGAGGGTTGCAGTGCCTTGCAAGTTATATCTGCAACCTCTTGCAAGGTGTTGCAACCCAAGGTACAATCGGTCGATTCGTTCGTTTCGCGAACGAACGTAGAGGATAAAGGGAGGTTGCCGCGTGGCGCGCAAATCTGAATGGATTGTACGACTTCCCGCCGGAATCGAGGCGCTGAAGCGCCTTACGTCTGGTTCGTCCGGCCGCCCCGCCGTGGTCGTCGACGCCAAGACGCTGGCCGGCATCCTGAAGCTGAACCTGCGTGTAGCCCAAAAGCTACTGGCGCGATTCGCGTCGGCCGAGTTCGGCGGCATGGCCGAACGCCGCGCGCTGATCGCCGGGCTACAGGCGATTGCGAACGGCGAAGCCGAAGAAGTCGACGCCGAGGTTCAGCGCCAGGTGAAGATGCGGGAAGCTCAGTCCACCGTAAATTCGTGGAGTTGGTCGACGCCGCGCCTGCCCCGGTTGGCATTTAGCCAAGTTTGACCGCGCACTGATGCCGGCGCTTTAGCCCGCCGCGCCGTGTGTCTTCGCGCCCTGCGCGCTGAGCGATTTGCAGTTCGTCGCTCCCCAATGCTCGATGGCCTGGAAGTAAACGAGCTGGTCTGTCTTCTCGGTCATTGTGACAAGCGATTCCGTCGACGTCGTCTGAATGTTATTCAGCGCGCCCCGGACCGGGAGATTGCCTATGGGGAGGGTGATGCCGACAGGCACTTTCGAGCCCGCCGCGCCCCATTGCTGTATGGCCTGAAAGTAGATAAGCTGATCCGCCTTGTCGGGGATCGAGCGGAGCGCTTCGTTCGACGTGTTCTGGAGATTAGTCAGCGCGCCGCGAACGAGGGAGTTGGCAGAGGGGAGGGTGATGCTTGCTAGACCGTGCATGCGCCTAGTTTACTCCGATTTCGCGCGACGTTTCACCCGCACACGTGCCGGCGTTTTTCCGCCCGCGCCCGCGTCATCGATCCGCACGGGCAGCGGTCCGCGATCGCTGGACGGCCGCTGCCGGCGCCAAACGTTTTCCGTTTTGCGGCGGCGGCGCGGCGGATCGCGGATAGGGGTTTAGTCTGCTGCGGCATAGGCCTCCACTCTGGCGCACTCGATCACGTAGGAATTTCTTTCGTCGGCGACTTCGGACGCGTCGATCCATTCGAGCGGTCCGAAGAGTCTTTCCGCAGCCCGTCGCGCTTTACCGGGGTTGGCTTCAGCGCGCGACAATCCCAGTTCATTCGGTTGGTTCACGCCAGCGCGAATGCCCCACCTGAAAGATCGCGGCTGCTTATCCTTCGTTATGATAACGGTGATTTTCATATTAGTTTTTGAGGCCGGGGATCATCTCTGATCCCCGGAAGTGTTGCAAAATAGCGACTTAAGCAGCCAAGTACTGAAACAGCTTTCATGAGGCCCGATCCGGTAAGGTCGGGAAAAACTGCATGACTACGCGTCGCAAAAGAGAACGGCACATAGCTTCCATGTGGTCCGGGGACGGCCCCGGAAAATATACATCATTGCTTCGCCACCCACGCCGCAAGTCGATCCGACGCGGCACGAAACCGTCCCGGCGCGTAAAAGGCCTGGAGCGCGGCATGCGCAGTACGGCACCAGAGCCAGTAGTTGTCGTTTTTCGGCTGGACGCGGTAGAGCGTACGCCCGCCGATTTCCACTTCGCGTATCTCACGCCCGTTAGCCGTGTAAGCGTAAACCACAATCTCATTTGTCATCGTTTTTCCTCCGCGCGGAATGCCGCGCTGGTCGAATAAAAAATGGCGCGAAGGCCGCGCCCTGCCTTTGCCTACGCGGTCACCAGCTTCGGGCCGTGCTCTTCGAGGCGCGTAACGCGGTCGGTAAGCGTGCCGACCTTATCCGCCAGTTTGTCGACCCGGCTCGCTATGTAAAGGAAAAGTGCTACGTTGCTGGCGATGCCAAGGAGCGGCATGGCGACCAGGATAATCATCTGCGTGTCTGACATCGTTTTTTGTTCTCCGCCCGGAGTTGCCAGGCTGGTCTAATTCAGTACTCCTTCAGCTTAGCTCCGTTTGCTGTTTATTGTCAATCGAATCCGCGAAAATAAACCCGCCCCGTTTCCGCCATTTGCACGATTTCCCGCCGCGCGCCGATAACCACTATTGGAACCGTTCTTTTCATCCCCGCTGTTCGCTGCCATTCTTTCGATGGCCGGCATGGCGCTGGGCGCGCTGTTCGGCGCCACGCGGTCCGGCTCCGCCACGATCACTAAGGTGGAGGCGATGGAACACCGTGTGGCGCTCCTCGAAACGGAGAGCACGGTTAACGCGCGGGCTGCGGTATCGCTCGCGACTAAGGCCGACGAGATTGACCGCCGCGTTGCTGCCGTTGAAAGCAATATGGTCACGCGCGGCGATTTCCTCGCCCTTTCTCAGCGTTTGGACGAAATTCGGCAGGACATCAGAGAAATCAGGAATTCGATGGACCGGACTCCGCGCGGGTAGCCGAAGCGCGGTTTGCACGATTTCCCGGCGCGCGCCGATAAGGTAGTTTGCCGCTAAGTAAAGTTTCCAAATGCGCTCTGCGCCTGGGACTGGAAGGCACTTTGTGCATCTGACGTCCGAGGCCTGCCCCCCGCAGGAGACGGCTGCCGCCAGGCAGCCACGCGTAGCGGCATCACTTTTGCGCTGCCTTATTGGCCGCGCGGGTTATGTGGCCTCTTTTAATAATTGCGCTGCGCTCCTCAGGAGTCGTGTCCGCCCAGCCTTTTTTGCGAGCCGCGCTTCTCTGGGTGTAGGTGAGCCCGGCGTTCATCTGAGCTGCATTCCGCAGCGCGGTTGCAGTGCATTCCTCGCGGGATCGACTCGCGTAGGCGTGGGCCATACGCGCGCGACGTTCCTCGGCGGAATGGTTCGCCTGCGATGTCTTGCCTGCTTTTCTCGCATTCTCAGTTCTTTGTTCGGGGGAAAAAGATGCCATCAGGGCAGCCATAGCCTGGCTGCGTTTCTCCAAGGGGATGGCATCGGATCCTTTTTTCCCGTTTGCGCTGCGCTGTTCGGGAGTCATAAGCGCCATAGACGCGCTTGTTGCGCGACTTATAGCGGCGAACGAATCCACCGTCCTTTCATCGCGCGCGTGTTTCGCGCGGGCCTTACGTTCTTCCGGGGTAAGAGCTGCCCAGAACGCTCTAATGCGAGATTTGCGCTCCTCAGACGCGCGGCATCCCAGAAGTCCGTCTCCGCCGTCAGTGGCGTTCGTGAGACACGATCCAGTGGCCCGATAGAACGCGATCCAGCGAATCTCAGCGTCTTGCCAGCCCGGGCCCGAGCCGGATTCGATTACGTCGATGACAGGTTCCAATCCGATGCTCAAAAGCGACATAATCCAGCGCTGCTTGTGAGTTTGCTGAAGCTTGAGCGATTCGTTGATGTGATGACGCAATCGTTTGCCTGGAACTCGTACAGTCCAGCCGACATACCGGACCTCACTTGTGCGCGGGTTTTTCAGGGTATAGATAACCCACTTCATACTTACCAGTTTGCGCTAAAACCCCTGTATTTACTAGGTTCAAACGCATGCTGACCGTACCGGTACCGGCTTGGTTTTGTGTGGTCACCAGATCACGTTTCGAGTTTTCCGTTCGCGACCAGCTCCGCGGCGAAGGCGTCGAGGAATTTCTGCCGACGTGGGACGAGCGAGTGAAGTGGTCGGATCGCGAAAAAGTCACGACAAGGCCCCTGTTCCCGGGATACATCTTTGCGCGGTTTGATCCACTCAGCGCGCCGCTGATTCGCCGGACGCGCGGCGTTGTAACGATTTTGAGTACTGACCAGATTCCTATTTCGATTCCTGATTCCGAGATCGCTGACTTGCGCCTCGTAATCGAAACCGCCGCCGCTGCCCCCTCGCTGCAGACATATGTTCTGGGCCAGGCGGTAACGGTGGCGAAGGGAAACTTCGCGGGACGCTCCGCCGTGATCAGTCGAATCAAAGGCGGCACGCTTCTCACGCTATTGCTTCCGATCTTCGGCAGGGACACGCCTGTTGAGATCGAAAGCGCAGACTGCGTCGCGAAAAAAGCCGACGCGCCGAAGGCGAAGAAATCATGAACGAAGTAGATCGAAGCGCGCGCGTTCTTACGGACGGTTCGCCCGTCACAGAGGATCATCGCGAGATCAACCCCGCGACCGGCCAGCAAAAGGGATATGTCGTTCTGACGGCAGAAGAGCGCGCGAAAGGCTTCGTGCGACCCGTACGCATGGCGTACATCCATGTCGGCGCGCCACCACTCGTTGATGACAATTCCGGGATGGATAGTCGTTACAGGGAGGCTGACTACAGCCGCTTTGAATATCCGATTCGCGGTGGCGTGAAGCCGTTTCCCGGAGGCTGCCTCACGCGCACCAGTATGAATCGCGCGATCGCTGAGACATATGCGAGAGATCCGCAGTTCTACGGCGGGACATTTTGCTGCTCTTGCGGGACACATCGACCGCTTAGCGAGTTCATCTGGGAAGGCACCATCGAGCAGGTGGGCTCTTGACCGTTCCCGTTCCGATTCCCGTTCCGAAGCCCGAAGGCCTCTCGCTTTTCGACTTCACGGAATTTCTCTACACCGCGTTCATCGCCTCGCGCTTCGGGCCGTTTTTCGAACCGCTGGCGTTCGAAGACTCGTCGCCGGGCGTGCGCGGCGCCTGGAAATGTGCGGCGCTGGAGGCTCTAAAGTTGGCGCCGCAGGTTCGGGTCGCAGATCTGCCTGTCGGACCGAACGCGATGTACGCAAGCGACGTGAGGGCGACCGCGAAATGAGATATCCCCGGCGCGCCATCCCCTGGCACGTGGAATTGCGGGCGCTGCTGTTTACGCGGCTGATCGGCAAAGAGATCGCCGCCCAGATGGGTCTCACGCACGGCACGGTCAAGATTTATGCGCAGAAGCTCTACGCAAAGCTCGGAATCCACAACCGCATCGATCTGATGGCGAGCGAAATCGAACGGCTCTCGATTCTGGTGACGACGATGGCGAGCGAGATCGAACGGCTGCGGGCAACGAATGACACGGCAATATAGCGACGGCCCTCATGACGATGCCGACCGCCCGGCGATCGCCGCCCGCGAATACGAGCAGCGCGAGGCGCTCTGCCGCGAGGCGCGCGATTTGCGCCAGGTTAACGAATGGCTGCGCCTGCAGATTGAATGCCCCTGGCGCATCGAAAACTACCGCCCGCGCACGGTTTCACGCCAAGGCGCAAAGGCAGATGCAAAGAAACCCGAGCCATTGCCGGATCCGGCTTTGCGGACCTTTGCGTCTTTGCGGGAAATAGAGACTTCGCGCGCAATGGCCGCGGCTGCGTGACCAGCGACGCGTACGCTGAGCAGCTCTTCCGCGCGTGGCTGAGAGCGCGGCTGGGCGAGCAAAATGTCTACCCATCGTGGGAAAACCTGCCGCCTGAGATGAGAGACACATGGCGGACGGTTAGCGTCGTAGCGCTTGCGCTCCGCGAGTCCGTAAGTGATCGCAAAAATTTATGACCAAACAAATGAAACGCCTTCTCGCATTGGCGCTTTTCGCCATTTCGGCCTTCGCGCAAACGGTTACACCGGCTAAGCCAGCCACCATCGCTGCGTATTTTCAGTTTCCGGTTCTCACGTCGAGCCCGACTGTCGACGTCACGAAACCCGCCCAGAATTTCACGCGCGCGCTGGGCGCAACCGACAAGGCGACCGACGACTTCATTTATCAGTATTACGATCTGGACGCCAGCCTGCATACCTTCGTCATGACGAAGGGCCAGCTCGCAACCCCGAACGTCTATACAGCCGCCGCGGTTCAGGCCGCCACGCTCGCGCAAACGCCGGTGAACTCGACGCCGTACCCCACTCCAGTCAACGTCGCCGCGATTACCGCGCTCGGTGCCACAGTGACGGTCAACCCGATGTCTATATTCGGCCAGCTGCCGCTTGTCGTGCTGCCTGCGCCTCCTCCGGTTGTGACCGCTCCCACTTCCGTTGCAGCGCCCAATGCTATCGAAGCGCAGATTCTGGCGCTGGACCAAAGCATCCTTATCGTTGTCGACGAAATCGCGGCTGCACTGAACCTCGCGCAAAAGTAACTCCGACATGAGGCGGCTTCTTATCTGTTCGCTGGCGCTCGCTGCGCTGGCGACCGAGGCCCCTGCCATCGGCAGGGGCTGGTACGACGCCGCCACACTTAGCACCGTCGCGGTCAACGCGCTGTCGATCCGGCAAACCGCAGCCGCAGCGGTGAAAGCTGCGAAAGTCGCGAAACGGATCGGCGCGAAAGCGGCGAAGAAGATCGCGAAACGAACATGAAGCCGAAGATACGCGAGGCCGGGACAAATCCGGATGGATCAAAGCTCTACATGTTCCACTGCCCGGGATGCGGGTACGGTCACGGCTTTACCGTTGGCGGTACACGCAATATCAACTGGACGTGGAACGGATCGTTTGATCTGCCGACGTTCGCGCCATCGTTACTTTGCAACGCCAGCGTCCCGGCGTCCCGGTGCCACTCGTTTGTGCGTGATGGCAGAATCCAGTTCCTGAGCGATTGCCACCACGCGCTAGCTGGACAGACCGTCGAAATCCCGGACTGGGAATCATGATCATCGATAAAGCCTTCCTGCTTTCCGTGGCGCTGCCTCTTGCCGAGGCCGCGTACACCGTCGTTGCCGAAACGCCGGTGCTGCCGGCAGGCTATGCGTTGATCCGGTCAATTCAACTTGACCGCCCCCTCGGGAAGATCTCGCCGGACAATCCGTATTTCGGCTTCGTGGCCACCGCAGGCAACGTGGTCTATATCGCGATCCGCGGCACGCAAACGCCGGACGAGTGGGTCGACGATTTCGAATCGGTGCTTGAAGACGTCGGCGGATTTAAAGTACACGCCGGTTTTCAGCGCCTTCTCGAATTGTTACTGCCATCGATCCGCGCTGCTATCGCGCCCACGCGCTCCGGCATGGAATTCTGCGTCATCGGCCATTCGCTGGGCGCCGCCGCGGCAACCCTTGTGGCTGCCAGCATCGCCGGCGGGACCTCGCTGCCCGTTACGTGCATCGTCTTCGCCAGCCCGCGGGTCGGCGACGTGGCGTGGAAGGCGCATTGCGACGAGAACGTCTGCCTCGTACGTGTGAGCAACACCCGCGATATCGTCACGCATATTCCGCCGCGTCCGGAGTTTATCCATGCGGGCATGGCTGCGGTTTTTAACGGATGGCTCAACGCCATCAACGTCGGCCAGGCGCTCGATGTTCACTTTGAGCATTCGCTCTCGGCATCGTACAGGCCCGGCATCGCGAAGATGCTGGACTCGCTAGCGCTGATCGATCTTACATGAGATCTCTCCGTCCTCGCTTCGGCTTTCAAAGAATGATCGATCCGGAAAGCGGCGCGATCTGGCTTGGATGGTATTGGCGCCGAAGATGTATCCGGATCTGGCCGTCAAACGAGACGGCGCGCATAGAACGCCGCGAGGCTCGGGAATGCCCGGCGCGCTGATCGACCTGACCTAACAATTTATGACCACACTTGCAGTAACCAATCAAATCACCGCAGACACGCTCGCATACGCGCCGGCCCTTATGGCGGGAGTGCAGGCGATCGAAACCATCGCGCCGCCGGTACCGGGCGCGACCAAGCAGTCCGTTCTGCTCAACAAGGTCCTCGTCGGTATTGACGTGGGAAGCGGTGCCCTTGAAAGCTCCCCAAATCCCACCGTGGCCAGCTGCGCGCTTCTCGTGAATCTGTTCGCCTCGCTTATCAAGGCGTTTGCGGGGATGAAGACCGCGCCCGCCGTTGCCGCAACTGCCGCACCTGCTGCCAAAGCGTAATGCATTCCGCCCACTTCAGCGACGCCGAGCTGGCTTGTCACCACTGCGGCGTTAACGGTTGTCTCCCATCGTTAGTGGATTCGCTCGAGGCGCTCCGCGCGATCGCCGGTGTCCCTGTCACCGTCGACGACGCGTATCGCTGCGCAATCCACAACGCTCAGGTGGGCGGAGTACCCAACTCGGAACACGTGCGCGGGATCGCGGCCGATATCAGGATTCAGGGAATGGTACCAGCGGAGATGTATAGGGTCGCCCTGTGTGTTCCCGCGTTCGCCAACGGCGGGATCGGCGTCTGTCGCGAGCACGATGGGTATATCCACGTCGACACGCGAGCCGTGAAGGCGCGCTGGTGTTACGCGGCGAACGGCCAGCAGTGCGCGTGGGACCCGACGCTCGATGGATAACTTAACAGCACCACCTCTGTTAAGTATTGCGCCTCACGACTGGAAGGCCTGGCTCGAGGAAAAGGCCGCGCTGCTCGAAGACGCCGCGTCCTGGCGCGACACCGCGCAGGCGTGGCACGCCGAAGCGATCAAGCAGGCGCGCGAAAACGTGGCACTGCGGACGCTGCTGAAAAAGCGGATGCAGTTGATTGTGCAGGCTATGCCGGAGATCAGTTGAAAAAGAAAACGGCGGTACCGGCGACCGCGCCGGCGAAGGCGCCTGAGCCGATGACGGTCGAGATCTGGCCCATCGACAAAGTAATCCCGTACCCGAAGAACGCGCGCACGCTCTCCGATCGCGCGGTGGCCACCGTGGCCGCCAGCATCCAGGCGTTCGGCTGGCGGCAGCCCATCGTGGTGGACGCGAAGGGTGTCATCATCGTTGGCCACACGCGCCGGCTGGCCGGTATCAAGCTGGGCCATACGGAAGTACCCGTGCACGTGGCGACGAATCTCACGCCGGCGCAGGTAAAAGCGTACCGGCTGATGGACAATCGCTCGGCCGACGAGAGCTCCTGGGATATCGAACTGGTGGAAGCGGAGATGGTCGAGCTGCAGGCGCTCGAATACGACCTGGCGCTAACGGGCTTCACCGAGCAAGAAATTGGTGCTTTGTTTGCTGGGGGGGGGTTGACCCTTCCTGACGCCGTTCCGGATCCGCCGGAGGCACCAGTTAGCCAGCTGGGCGATATGTGGCTTTTGGGAACGCACCGGGTACTGTGCGGCGACTCCACCGCGGCCGACGCCGTGGCGCGGCTCGTGGGCGCGGACAAGGCCGACCTGGTGTTCACCGACCCTCCGTATAACGTGGACTATGAGGGCTACACCAAAGACAAGCTGAAGATCGAAGGCGACGCGCGCACACAGGACGAATTTGCGGCGTTCCTCGATAAGGTCTTTGCCAGCTACAAAGAGGCGATCAAGCCGCAGGCCTCGCTGTATGTCTGCCACGGCTCATCCTTCCAGCGCGAGTTTCAGGCGGCCATCGAAGGCGCCGGGTTCGAGATCCGGACGCAGATCATCTGGGCGAAGAACACGTTCGGCTGGGGTTTCGCGCGGTACAAGTTTCAACACGAGCCGATTTTCTATTGCCACGTGCCCGGCCAGAAAGACGCCTGGTACGGCAACAAATCGCAGTCGACGCTCTGGCAGGTGAATAAGCCCGCGGCGAACCGGCTGCATCCCACGATGAAGCCGATCGAGCTTATCGAGATCGCGCTGAAAAACTCCAGCGTGGCCGACGATATCGTTATCGACCTGTTCGGCGGCAGCGGATCCACGCTGATCGCGTGCGAAAAAACGCAGCGGCGCGCGCTGCTGATGGAGCTGGATCCGAAGTACGTTGACGTGATCGTGGTGCGCTGGCAGGAATACACGGGCAAGACCGCGACGCTGGCGTCGGGCGAAACGTTCGAACAAGTAAAAACGGCGCGAGCCGTGAATCCCGCGCCGGCAAAAGCAAAGACGGCGCCGACTGTGAAGCCGACGCCGTCTCTGCCCAAGGCTGCATAACTTCGAGCCTCAGAGTAGTCTCCAGCTTACGCGATCCGGTAGGTCCGCGCTTCGCCGACCTTCTCGCTGATCACGGTGAGGCCGTACTTCTTGAAGATCGCGCCGCCCGCGCTCATCAGCGCCCGCGTCGTGTGCGGCTGCCAGCCGAAACGGCTGCAGATCGCGTCGAGCGTCATTCCGGCTTCGGTTTTCAGGAGCGCGATCAGCTGCGCGGTCTTGCTGCTATCGCGGGGGCTCTTCAGTGCGGATCCGGCGGGTGCCATCGCGTTCTTCGCCTTCGCGGGTTTCGCGGCGGGCGCTTCGGGCTCGACAAGCTCCTGCAGGTGAATCGTTACCGGAGTTTCGCGGTCGACCGAGAGCGTCATCTTTTCGCATTCGCGCCAGATGCGCCGGGCCGCGGTCTTGCGATCCATAAACTTCTTGACCGGGATTACGCCCGTGAAGGAGTTAAAGATCTCGACTTGGTCGTTGCCTGTTCTGCCGCTTAGGGACTGCAGCAGGTCCTCCTCGCAGGTGAATGTTGATGCTCCGTCCGGTCGGGCGTCGCCCGCGGCTTTGATTGACGGGTAAAGCGTGATGCCGTTGTCTGTGTCCAGGGTGAAGGCTTTCATTGTCGTTGTCCTCTTAATTCGGTCCTGCGTCTCGTGGCTGCCGGAAGCCTTCCGGCGCGGAATCCTGCGTTGACTTACGATTCCAGAAGCCCGCGGGCGCCCTTGACTAATCGGGTCAGGATCATGACCCTGTTGGCTTCGTCATGCGTCCAGTGACGTCCGTTGGTGGCGACGTTCAGTGCATACTCGATGATCCTGAGCTGTTCCGCGGTTAGTGCGAGCCGTTTGGTTTTCATTATTCTTTCAGTGCTCCTTTTTGGGGTTGATGTCGTTCGCCCGATGTGATGTTCGCTCTTGGTGCCGGGCACAGTAAAGCGAATTCTGCTTATTTCTGAGCTTTATCTTTCGGTGTCCAATCCCGAACAATTCTCTTGACTTCCCCCCGCAAAAAGCCAGCGAAGAAGGCGCCCGCCGCGCCCGCGCCGAAGCGCAAGGCGCCGCGGAAAAGCCCGCTTCTGGACCTGCGCGCTCCGTTTCTTGCCGCGTTTTTCGCTACGTGCTCGGTTACGGCAGCGGCGAAGGCGGTCGGCGTTCATCGCTCACAGCACTATCGGTGGATGGAGGAGCCGGATTACCAGCTCAAGTTCGAGGCAGTCGTGCCGGAGGCCGCCGGTTTTCTCGAGGACAGGGCGGTGCGGTACGCGGCGCGTGGCGTTTTCGAGCCCGAAGTTTACAAGGGCAAATACTGCTATGAGCCCCGCGAACGCATCCGCTGCACGCTCGCGGACGGCACGGAAGCGTTCAAAGATAAGCTTCCAAAAAAGCACGCGAAAGTGATCAGCGAGCGCATCGTGATGACGCCCGACGGAAAGCAGATCGGCGTGTGGCGGCCCGACACGAAGCTGCTCGCGATTCTGCTCAGCGCGTGGCTGCCAGCGAAATACCGCAGGGCTGTTGCACCCAACGAAGATGACTCAGAACCGCCGGCACATAACGTCTTTACACAGCAGCGATGATCCTGCCCGCTGCCATGCGTGAGAAAGCGCATTCCGCCGCCGGACGTGCATCTGACGATACCGCAGTCCGATGTCTACAACAGCCAGAAGCGTTTTCGCGTTCTGGTTGCGGGCCGGCGGTTCGGTAAGACGTTTCTGGCGTGCGAAGAACTGCTCCGCGCGGCTACCAGGAAGGACTTCAGCAGGACGCCTGTTTATGATCGCGCCTGCTGGTATCTGGCGCCGACGTATAAGCAAGCCAAGCGCGTGGCATGGAAGCCGCTGAAGGCACTGACGCGGCCGTACTGGCGCAGCCGGCCGAACGAAACGGACTTGTCGATAGTGCTGAAATGCGGCGCGGTCATCGCGCTGCGCGGCGCCGATAATTACGACAATCTGCGCGGCGAAGGCCTCGACTTCGCGGTAATGGACGAATTCGCCGACATGCACCGGGAGGCATGGACCGAGGTCATCCGCCCGATGCTTTCCGACCGCATGGGGAAGGCGCTCTTCATCGGCACGCCGAAGGGCAGAAACAACTTCTACGACCTCTGGCAGGCGGCGCGCGAAAAGCCCGACTGGGCGGCGTTTCAGTTCACCACCGAAGACGGCGGCAACGTTACGCGCGAGGAAATCGAATCCTCCGCTTCCGATCTCGACGAGAAGACTTTCCGCCAAGAGTATCAGGGCAGCTTCGAGAACATGGCGACGGGCGCCATTTATTACGCCTTCGATCGCGAGCTGAACATCGCGCCGCAAGGCTTCCTGAACGTGAACCAGCTTTGCTGGGCTCTCGATTTCAACGTGGATCCGATGTGCTCTGTGATCGCGCAGATCGAGGAATCGGGCACGCGGGCGGAAGCGCTGATGGGCAGGCGCTGCGCCACGGTCCGGGTACTCAGCGAGATCTGCCTGCCGGATTCGAACATCCGCGAGGCCTGCGCCGAGTTTGCGAAGCGCGCCGGCGTGTACGCAGAGCACCGCGGCCAGGTCCGCGTGAACGTGTACGGCGATGCGGCCGGCAATGCCCGGACGCATGCGGGCGCTTCGGACTGGGAATTGGTGCGGGAGTACTTCCGCCACGATTCGCGCTTCGTCTTCAATTTCAAGGTTCCGTCGGCGGATCCGCCGGTTAAGGATCGCGTCACCGCGGTGAACTCGATGCTGTGCAACTCGCTCGGCGAGGCGCGGCTTTTCGTGGATCCGAAGTGCAAAGAGCTGATCCGCGATTTCGAGCAGGTGGCGTGGAAGCCGGACGCTTCGGGCAATTTGACGGCGTCGGTCGATAAGCGCGATCCGCGGCGCACGCACGTATCGGACGCGCTCGGGTATTTGATTCATCGCGAGTTCCCGGTCCAGCAGCGCGGCGGCCCGCAATCGAACGTTCTGTTCTAAGTGAAATTCGACATCACGATCTACCGCCTGAATATTCGCGGATATCTGTTCTGGTATGACGCCGAGGACGGAGACTTCGGGCTATCGCTCTGGTTCAGTCGCATCAGCGCCCGACCTTTAACCAGCAAAGGCCGCTTCGGATTCGCGCCGTCCGGAGAAGAAAGACGGCGCCCGCCCACATAAAGGAAAACAATATGCATCCAGCCCAAGAAGCTCTCCTGTTCCTGCTCGACGAAGCGAAAAAGCGCGCTATCGATCCGGCCACGCACGCGAAAGCGGCGGCGCTGTTCGCGAAGCTCAAAGTCGAGCTTGCGCCGGATGCGCCCGCAGCGAAGGCGCCCGCGCCCGTCGTGGTGAAGGCAGCCGAACCCACGCCGCTCGCGTCGCTGATTTCGTCTGTTGGTGCATCGCTTGGCGCAGCGCCGGCCAAGGCGGTTGACGCCAAATGATCACCATTCCTCTCGGCAAGATCGCCGTTGCCACCGCCGGAACGATAGTGCAGGTCACGTCTGCGCCGACGTTCTGCCACGCGATTATCGTGTCGCAGATCGCGGCGTCAACCGGCGTGGCGCATTTCGGCACCTCGACGCTGGTCGCCTCGACGCTCGTCGGCGTCGTGAAGACGTTTCTGAAGCCTTCAACGACCGGACTCGCAGACGTGCTGGTGCTCAAATCGCCCGGTGGGAACCTGCTCAACGCGGCGGACTACTGGGTCGATGTCGCGGTTAACGGCGAAGGGCTGCTGGTTTCGCTTCTCCAGATCTGATGGACTTTCCAGCCACAGTTCCGATCAAGACTCTCGATGCCGAGCATCCGGAGTACTCCCTCTATAAAGGGGCCTGGCGCAAGCTCGGCCTGCTTTATGCGGGAGGCACTCTTCTGAAGGAGAACTGCGGCGAAGTTCTCGTGCGGAAGGTCAAAGAGCACGCCGACGTCTTCGCTTCGCGTCAGGAAAACTTCAATTATTCAAACCTGCTCGGCAACATCGCGGGCTGGTACGTTTCTTCGATGTTCGCGCGCGAGCCGGATATTCTCACCCGCGTCAGCGCGATCGCGGATATCAAAGCGGCGCAGGACGCGGTGCCGGCCGAGACGGCCGCTTGGATTGCGCAATGGGAGCTCGACTGCGATCACCACGGCGGCGCGTACGCGGACAAGTGGCGCCAGGTGCTGGCGCACGAGATCGTGTTCGGCGCTTCGTGGCTGTTGATCGATCTGCCCGACTCCGCGGGCGCGCAGTACGAATCGCTGGCGCAGCAGGAAGCCGCGGGCGCTCTCGATCCGGTCATCTTGACTTACGATCCGACGTGCGTCCTCAACTGGAAAACGGACGATTACGGCAATATAATCTGGGCCGTTCTCAAGGTGCAGACCTTCGAAGCCGTGCTCCTTGGCGAAACGCAGGTGCGCGTTTGCTGGTACATCTACACGCCCGATCAGGTCGCCGCCTATGAGGTCTTTTACGAAGCCGGGCCGGCCGCGGCCGCGAAAGAGAAAGACGCCTCGCTCGTCGAGGGCTACCCGCGGCGCCACGCGCTGAGCGATCAGAACCGCGTGCCCTTGCGGCGCTGCGATGCGCCCGAGGGTATGTGGTTCGGCAATCGCGTGATGCTGCCGCTGCTGAAGCACCTGAATATGGAAAACGCGCTCGACTGGCAGATCTTCCAGTCCGCGCTCGCCATGCTGGCGATCTTCGGACCGTACGACGACACGCCGACGATGAGCGAGGTTTCGTGGCTGCACTTCCCCGATAAGGAAACGCGCGCCGAATGGCTGGAGCCTGAAGGCAAGGCGATGCAAACGCATCGCGAGCGTTTACACGAGCTGCGCGAGGACGTTTACCGCTCCTGCTACCTGATCGATCAGGCGCGAAGCGGGCGGGCCACGCCGGCGGCGCAGTCGGGAATCTCGAAAGAGCAGGATAAGTCGCCTTCGAAGGACGCGCAGGAAGGCTTCGGCGACAATTTGCGCACCGACATGCAGGGCGTTCTCGATGACGTGCTCACGATCCGCGGGTACGCCGATATCGCGGCCGATATTCGCGGCTTTGATTTCGCCGACAAGGGCGGAGCCGAAGACGTGGAATTCCTCAGCGCCATCCTGGCGGAGAACATCCCGTCCGACACGTTCGTTAAGGAAACCCAAAAGAAGCTCGCGCGCATCGGGCTGCAGGACGCGAACCCGGCCGTTTATGCGGCCATCGATAACGAGATCGACGCGGCGCCGACGCTCGCGGAACTGGCCGCGGCTGCGGAAGTAACGCAGCAGGGGTTGTTTGCGACGTCGCTCGCTGGCTATACGAACGCTTAAGACAAAAGGAAAAATGAAACATTTTGGATTGCAGTCCCCGCTTTTCGAAGAAGCCGATCCCGCCGCCGGCGGCGGCGCGTTCGATGCTGTCGCGTTTCAAACGTCGCTGATGGCCGAGGTAACGAAAGCCATCACGGCGGCAAACGCCGCCACGACGAAGGCGTTCAAAGCGGAGATGGCGAAGCATACGAAAGTCGTCGATCCGCCCGTCGATCCGCCCGTCGATCCCCCCGTTGATCCCAATAAGCCACGCGACCCGATGCTCGCCGGGTTGGAGCGTTCCAACAAGGCGATGGAAACGCGCATGAGAGTGATGGAAGAAGAGCGCACCGCCGAGCGCGAGGCAACCAAAAGGACCAACGCGCAGGCGGAAGAAAAAGAACGCCACTCCGCCATTCGCGCGGCGCTGGGCGATTTCGCCTTCGCGCCCGACAGCACCGGCAACACGGCAAATGCCCGCGAAGATGCATTCCGCGCATTGCGCGAGGACGTCAAGCGCGGCGAAGACGGCGAGCTTTACGGCGGCGATTTCGTCCCGGTGAAGGATTACATCAAAACCGTCATGGCGACGAAGACTCACCTCCTCGCGCCCAAGCAGGTCGATTCGTCCGGCGCGCGGCCGAACGGTATGGCGGGAGGCCGCCAGGTCCAGATGGAAGATATCAAAACCGGCATGGATCCGAAGGTGCGCGACGCCGCATGGGAAAGCGTGCGAAGAGCAGCCGCTGAGGCCGCCAAGGGCCTCTAAGTTAGTTCCCCGATTTTAAGTCAACCCAACACTGCCAATGGCTCCTAAGCCAGGCGTGTCTCACAGCAGCACAACAAGGCAAAAAGGAGCCTGAATCAACATGCCAGCAATTACGTCCCAAAATGTGGCGCAAGCCATCGTCAAACTCGTCGCCGCCGACGCCCTCCCGGCGCTGGTCGGTAATCTTCTCATGGGCAACCTGGTCAACCGCGACTTCGAACCCACGCTCGCCAACGCCGGCGATACGGTCAATGTGCCGATCTCGCCGAAGCTCACCGCGAATAACATCGCGGAAGCCGGCACCGTCACCACACAGAACCCATCGCTCGGCAACGCGCAGATCGTGCTGAACACGCACTGCGAAGCGACTTTCCAGATTCCCGACGTCACCAAGATTCTGGCCACGCCGGATCTGCTGAAAGTGTTCATGCAGCCGGCAGTGATCGCGCTCGCGGAAAAGATCGAAACCGATCTGCTCGCCATGTATTCGCTCTACACGGCCAACGTCGCAGTGGGTGGATCCGCGGCCATCACCGAAGCCGTTCTGAACGCCGCCGAACAGGCTCTGTTCAACGCCAAGATCCCCGGCGGACAGCGCAAGATCCTGATCGTGGGCGACAACCCATATACGGCGCTGCGCCAGATCCCGCGTTACACCGAGCTGCAGACGGCCGGCTACGTGATCAACGGCCAGCCCAGCCCGATTGCCGAGGGCATGGTCCTGCGCGGCACGAGCTTTGACATTTTCCGCAGCCAGTACATCACGAAAGTTTCGACGCTCTATCACAACCTCGCTTTCGTCCGCGATGCGATCGGTTTGGTGGTTCGCCGCCTCCCGATGCCGCTTCCCGGTACCGGCGCGATCGCCGAGTATGCCGAGATGGGCAACTTCGGCATGCGCGTCACGATGAGCTACCAGCCCAACACGCTGGCACAGCAGTTCACTGTCGATTGCCTGTACGGCTGCGCGCCGTTGCGGCAGAACTTCGCCGTCGACGTCCAGAGCACCTAGTTCACCCGGCACTTCGAGCGGGCTGGAAAGCATCCGGCCCGCCGAAAGCCAAGAGGCCCAAACACATTTATGGATCTAAAAAAGTACTGGACCGGCGCCAAGGCAATGGAAGCATCATTCCCGGGCGACCCGACCGAACCCGTGTATATCGTCTCTCGCGAAAACGAGGTCTCGGGCTCGACTGCCGGCAAGATTAGCGCCGCGCCCCGCGGTTACGCCGCGCGGTGGATTGTGCAGGGCGACGCGCGTCTGGCGACCGATACGGAGATTGCGACATACCACTCCGATCTGAAGGCGCGCACCGACGCCATCAACAGAACGGAACTCGAAAAGAAACAGACCGTGCGCCTCGAAACGGCGGTCTCCGACGATCAGCTGCAGCGCGCGCTCGCGGTGGCGCTGGCGGATCGGGACGCGAAGCCGGCGAAGCCGGCTAAGGCAGCCAAAGACCACTCCGACGGCGCGTAGTTAGCTGCCTCACTTGCCGGGAGCGAGCTTTTTGTCGAGGGCATTTTCCATCAGCCAGCGAATCGCCTCGGCCCTGCTCTGAAATTTGTATTTGTGCCAGAAGTCATCGACACGTTCCAGTAGTGGGGCGTCGATAACGAACGAAAGTAACTGCTTTTTGCTAGGCATATTAACCAGTATAACCTATACTGGTTAATATGCCACGCAAGCGTTGCTCTGACTGTAATCGGAACAGAACACTGGATCGCTTTCATAAGAGTCCGAACGGACGGCTTGGCGTACTCCGGAGATGCAAGGACTGCTCAAACCGGCTTTTGAGGGAGCGCTATTCGACAAATAAAATAACCCTTCCGCCGGGAGGAGACATCACTGGCCTAACGTTGTCTCGCCTGACGGTTCTCCGTCGTATTGAGCGCCCGGAAGGAAAGCGCCACGGTAAACGGTGGTTCGAGTGCAGATGTACCTGTGGGACGATATGCGCCAGATCCTATGAGGACCTGGTAGATGCCCGGCGCGTTGTCAGGTCGTGCGGTTGTTTCAAGTCGCCGCCTCCGCCGTCTAAGCCGTGCCCGAATCCGCATTTTTATTCCAAAGCGTTTGTCGCCGCGAAGTCCCGCGCGAAACGGAATGCCCGGGAGTTCTCGCTCACCATCGACGATGCCATCGTGCTCTTTGAATCGAACTGCATCTATTGTGATCTGCCTCCGTCCAACTATCACAACGGCGGCAGATATGAAAGCGGAAAGTACAGCGGAATTGACCGTTTGGATAGTTCGCTCGGTTACACGAAGATCAATTCGGTTCCTTGCTGTAAGGTTTGCAATATAGCCAAGCATAATCTCTCAGTTCCTGAATTTCTGAATCACATCAAACGTATTTTCAACTTCCGCATTGCGGAACATCTCACATAGGAAAAAGGAAAAAACACATGTCTAAGATCAGTGCCATTTCAACGGGCGAGCAGTCCGTAACCACCACTGGCGCCATCACCGGATCGCTCGACACCTCCGCGCTGACGGGCGCCTACACGGTTAAGATCCGCGTTCGCGGGCTGACCAGCGCGCAGAACATCCAGATCGCGCTCGAAGACACGGCCAACGCGTCCGCGTTCTCCGATGCGCTTCAGCCCTGGTCCGTGACTTTCGCGGGCGTTGCCGAACCCGAGGGTGCGACGCAGTCGGTTCGCGACTATCAGATTCCGGCCTGCCGTTTTGGCGCGACCAATACCAAGCTGCGCGTCAATGCGCAGGTGGTCACGGGATCTCCGACGGCGCTCGTGCAGGCGTGGCTCGAGCAATAAGACCCGATTCGGCGCTCAGCGCTTCGGCTTATCCGCCGGGGCGCTCGCCGATCTTTCGAACGCTTGCTGCAACTCCTCGCCTCTCCCCGGATTCAGCACGATAACTTCGCTGCATCCGAGAGACTTAACGAGGCACGCTTCGCATTGCCCGTCCTGGCTGTTCGTCGCGTTGAAATAATCGTCCATCGGTTGGAGGATATAGGACCTTCCGCACGTGATGCACGTGACGGTATCGCCCTGCTTTAACGGCATTGACTCACCATGGCTCTATTCTCCGACTCCGATATTATTTCCTCGTCCGCCGATCTCGCGCAGATCGATAGCGAGGTGCCCAAGGTCGCCACCGCCGAATCGATTACCGTCGACGGCGCGGGCGGCGTCATCCGGCAGGCGTGGGCGGAAGCGAAAAACGAGCTACTGCGCGCGCAGCAGCTTTATAACACCTGGTATGGCGCGTCCTCTCTCGCCGGGGGCGGCTCGTGGGCCGTCCTGAGCGCGAGCTACACGGCCGCTTCGATCCCGCGCGTTAAACCGTCGCAGATCGTTGTCAGTTCGGCTTATGCCAACGATGTCTCGTCTGTCCAGACGTGGCTCTCTTATCTCGCGCTGCGCAATTTCTATCGCGCTGCGGCGAATCGCAAAATCAAAGACCGTTACGATGAGAAGTTCGTCCGCTATACGGCGGCCGCAGCGACCGCGTGGGGCACGTTGCGCGCCAACGGGCTGCCTATCGTATTCCGGCCGCTCGAATGCCCGGGTGCTCTGCACGCCGTCAACGCGGGCACGTGGGGCGCGGCGAACGTCACGGGGGTCTCCGGAGGCGCCGGTGGCGCGGCGGCTTACGATGTCGCGATCGCGTACGTGGATCAATCGCAGTACATCACGCCGCTAGTCAAGGGCAACGGCGAAAGCGGGCCGAGCGCGGTTGTTACTTATGCGCTCGCCGCCTCGCATTATCTGTCGGTTTCCATCGCCGGGCTGAACCCGCCCAACGGCGCGCCCGATCAGGTCGGCATCGCGGATGGGCAGGTCGTTCCGCTGAACGCAAGCGGCTGGAACGTTTACGCCACAGTCACCGGCGGCGTGCTGACGCTGCAAAACGTCTCGCCGATCGCCATCGCAACGCAGACTTACACGTTCGCGGGCGCGCCTTCGACAACGGGCGCGGCGCTCGGAAGCGGGCAGTTCGCGGATCGGAATCTGTTTTTCCAGAGGACGCTGAATCGTGCATAACTTTCTCGCAAAGACGCAAAGTTTACCGCAAAGCCAACCCTCCAGAGGGCTCCGGCGAGTCTGCAGCCATAGCGGGAGTGCCTTTGCGTCGACCTTTGCGCCCATTGCGAGAAACTCGGCCGCGCTCATTGCTTTCATGCTTGTCGCTTGCGCGGGCGCGCTCGCGCAGCCTGCATGTACCACGATCACGGGCCCGGTTTACCAGATCGGCGCTGCTGTTCCCATGCTCCTGCTGAACGGCAGTGTTATCGATATCACTCTTGCTTATACGCCCGCGACCGGGCCGACGCAGAGCGCTGCGCGCATTACGACGTCGGCTGGCACGTTCTCTGCATGCTTAACGCCCGCGACGTATACCGCGACGTATACAGTCCGCCTCCCGGCCCCGATGGGGGGTACCGATACCTACACGCGCACGTGGACCGTTCCGGGAGGCGGCCCGTACACGGTGCAATACGTCGAGGGTGACACTGCTGTCACGCCAGCCACAATCATCGCGCTCGCACAAATTTCGAAAAGCGGCGCGATCGATGGTCAAACGCCCGAATGGAGCGCATCCGCAGGAGCGTGGCTGCCGAAAACAGGCGCGGGCGGCGGTGCAACGATCCCTGCAACCACCGATCTAATCGAAGGGGACGGCGCGGGCAACGGCGCCGACTCGGGTATCGTGCCGGCCAACGTGCTGCAGAGCGGCGGCACGTATGCCAATCCTTCATGGCTCGCGTCGCTGGCGTGGTCTAAGCTGACTGGCGTTCCGTCCTACGAACCCGCCATCACAGCGGGAACGACAAGCCAATACTGGCGAGGCGATAAATCGTGGCAGACGCTGAATTGCGCGGCTGTGACGAATTGCGCGGACCAAACCGGATCGTACGCTAACCCGTCATGGATCACAAGCCTTGCCTGGTCGAAACTGACAGGCGTACCCACGTTTCTGCTGGCGTCCAACAATCTGAGCGATGTTTCGAGCGCATCCACCTCGCGAACGAATCTGGGCCTGGGCAGTGCGGCGCTTCAAGCCAGCTCATACTTTCTCCAGTCTGCTAACAACCTCAGCGATCTCGCCAGCGCAGCCACAGCACGAACGAATCTGGGCCTTGGCACTGCGGCCACTCAGGCCACCAGCGCATTCGATGCGGCGGGAGCGGCCTCGGCTGCACAGGCTGCGGCTATTGCAGCGAGCGATACGGCGGGTGCGGCAGCAGCAGCGCAGGCGGCTGCCATTGCGGCAAGCCTGCAGAGGGCCAGTAACTTGTCCGACCTCGCCAGCGCCGCGACAGCACGAACGAATCTTGGTCTCGGCACTGCGGCCACTCAGGCCACCAGCGCATTCGATGCGGCGGGAGCGGCCTCGGCTGCCCAAGCTGCGGCTATTGCAGCGAGCGATACGGCGGGTGCGGCAGCAGCAGCGCAGGCGGCTGCCATTGCGGCAAGTCTGCAGAGGGCGAGCAATTTATCTGACCTCGCGAGCGCCGCGACAGCACGAACGAATCTGGGCTTAGGTAGCGCGGCGCTCCAGGCCAGCTCATACTTTCTTCAATCTGCCAATAACCTGAGCGACGTTGCATCGGCAGCGACCGCACGGAGCAATCTCGGGGCATTGGCCATTCCCTGTACGACCGCGAACGATATCTTTTTCAACTCCGCGACGTCGACGCCGGGCTGTATCGCGACGGCTAACAGCGGCTTTCTCGCGACGAGCCCGTCGGGCGTGCCGTCGATATCGACGGACATCGCTGATGTGCCGGGAACGAGTTTAACGACGCCGGTACAATTGCTCTCGACGTTGAACGGGGCTGCATCCGCGCCGCCGTTTCGCCTCGGCGGGACCTGGTACTCTGGCGGTTCCGCGACGACGACCAAACCGCAAGGGCTGATTGAGTGTAATTCAGGCACAACTACTTCGACCGGCTGGAACACGTCGGGCACAGGACTGGGGGTGAATGCGTGCAGTGGCTTTAGTGGGTACCTGATCGACCTGAAAATAAACGGCACCTCATACATACAGTTGGGCCAGTTCACGGTCCAACTACCGGCCCTGACGATCATCGCGGGCGGCAACAATATGTTTGCATACAATTTCGGCAACGGCCTTCAGCTTGGGTCAACTATGCAGCTTCAGTTTGGAACCGGCTCGGGGTCTGCTGTCGATACCGGTCTGCAACGTGACTCCGCTGGCGTTCTCGGAATCACTCAATCCACGCAAGGTACCACGCTCGCCAACTACCGCGACCTAAAACTGCGTCATTCTGTCGCATCGGGCACCGCGCCAACGATTGCCGCGGGCGGCGGCGGAACGGCATCGGCAATTGCGGGCGCGGATCAATCTGGCACAGTGCTGGTGGGAACTTCTGTAGGTACCGGCTCAGTTGTTCTGACATTCGGAACAGCGTTTCCTTATGGCATGTTCAACTGTGATGCCACAGATCAGACCAACGCGGCGACCATTGTGGCTGTCTGTACGACCGCCCCGTATGCCGGCGTCGGTTCAGGCACCTATACCAGCGGAATCACGGCGACGGGAACGGCTACGCAAACCTGCACGCTCACGATTACGGGAGGTGGCGGAAGCAGCGCGACTGCCACGGTAGCACTAACCGGAACCAACGCCATCGCTGGCGGGGCAGCCATCGTCATCACGGCGGCGGGGAACTCCTTTGTCACAGCACCAACGGGCGCTACCGTGTCGAACGGGACGGCGACATGTACCGGCCCTGCTGTGATGTCGACAGTTCTCAGCACGACCGGCCTTGCGCTTACCGGATACAGCCGGACAACTGGCCTGGCCGCTAACTTCACCGCTTCGGACGCGGTTACCTGGGGTATTCCATGGGCGCACTAACATCAGGCCGCCACGACTCCGATCCGCAAATGGAAACGACACGCGCCTTAAAGACAGGACAATAATGAAAACCTCACTCCGCCGTTTCGCAGCGCTCGCCGCGCTCGCGCTTTTCGCCGCCGCCGCGCTGTTTGCGCAGCAAACCGTCGATAATTCGACGGCGGCGCGCGTGCTGCCGTATCCGGTTCGCACGTACTTTCCGGGCGCGTGCGTGTACGGCGAGATGATGATTTACTCGCCCGGAACGGCGGGCGCGAATACGTATGTGTGCGGCGCGACGAATAACTGGGTTTCGGATGGAGGCGGTGGAGCCGATCCATGCTCACAATCTATTGGATCACTCCCCAGCGGTCTTCACTGCGCTACGGTTACCCTTGCACAATCTGATATCCTTGCGCTCGATTCCACGCCATTTGTGCTGATTCCTGCGCAAGGCGCCGGCACGGTGATTTTTCCGCTGGCAGTTCGCTGGAAACATACGTGGGCGGCTTATCCGTATCTCGAGACCAATACCACCTACGGAGGACCGGCCTTATGGTGGGGTAATAGGTCCAATGCGTTCGGAACTATCGCGTCGTTCAATGCTATTTTTGCGCTTGGATTTGGACTGCCGGCGACACCCCACACGGATGCCGCTTTCTATTATTCGGGGCTGAGCGCCGCTTACTCGAACGTCGGCGGCGTAATTCCATCCGCTTATGCAAATATCCCGGTGGTGGCCCAACTCTACTCCGGAGAAACCCTCAATGCTGGCCCGGTTGCTTCAGTCGTGTCCATCACAACGCCGGGGTCAGGATATGCGGTCGGCGAAGAGGTAGGTGCGGACGGAACAGCATTGCTTACCGTCTCGTCTGTTTCAGGCGGCGGTGGCGTGACCGGATTGACAATAACCACCCCTGGCTTGGGCAACACTCCCGGTTCACAAGCCCTCAATGTCTTAGGAAACGTTCTGGCGGCAGTTCCGAACGTTGGATTTCCAGGAACCGGCTATTCCAATGGCGACACTGGGGTAATAAACGGCTGCGGACATGGCAATGCCTCATACGTAGTATTAACCTCTCTTGCGGGAGTTGTCCAGACCGTTGCTGCCTCGGGTGGCGACAGCTATGCCAGTCCTCAGACGTGTGCTACATCGGTCAGCACCGGAACTGGAGACGGAACTCTACAGCTTGACATCACAAGTGCGGCCACTGGAGACACAACGCTTGCTGCCAATCTCACTGTGCAGTCTGGAGACGGATCGGTAACGGTGACCAGCTGGTATTTGGTGGCGGCGGAATAATAGCGTGGCCACCGTTCACGAGATCGTCATCGCGCACGATCGCTACGTAACGGCGTCCGTTTCCGCCTACGAAGCGCGGCTCGACGAGCTCGTCGCCGCCGCAACCGCGCGAACGATTGCGGAGCTTTCGCGCCGCCTGACGGTCGATAAGTCAGGCGCGATCGCGGCCACGGCTTCGAACCGCCGCGTGCTGCGAAGCGTTGACGATCTGTTCATGTCGGAGCTGGAAGACGCCGGGTTCAGCGCGCTGAACCGCGCGTACGCCGGGCAGTTCGCCGGGCAGTTGCCGTATCTCGATCAGATCCTCGACAAGATATCGGATAGCCTGAAAACGCCGCTGCCAGATGTACGCGACGTGATTCGCGCCGAGGAAAAGAAGACGCTGGCCGCACAGCAGGCCTCGACCGTCGATTCGCTCGAAGGCGTGGCGCAGGCCGTGGCCGCGGGCGCCAAGCGCCAGGCGATGTTTGGCTTCGCGGGATTGAAGGTCGCGGATCTCGCGGCTACGCTTTCGAAGGCGCTCGGGAAAACGACGGCGCAGGCCAAGACTCTGGCGGACACGGGCCAGGTAGGATTTTTCAGGACTGCCACCGATCAGGCGTTCAAAGTAATCGAGAAGGACCTGCCTGAGATGACAATCCGGTACGAGTATGAGGGGCCTCTCGATTCTCTGGATCGTCCTTTCTGCAGGCGCCTGATGGAAGCCAAGAGGACGTATACGCGCGCCGAGATCGATGCGATGAACGCGGGGCCGAATCAGCCCGGCCCTGTTTTTATATTTTGCGGCGGTTGGAATTGTAGACACCAGCTCATGGTCGCCCTGTGAACGTTGCACTGAAAAACGCGCTCAAGCTCGCCGCGATGCAGTTCCTAAGCTGGTCGATTTGCACGCTATCGTGGCGCGCGGTGGCGCAGGCCAACGTGGCCGCCGCGATCCTGACGGACACGACGCTCGGTACGCTGAGTTTCTTCGTGCTGCGCAAGATCGCGAAGATGGACGATACGACGCTGATCCCTTGGATTGGTTACACGCTCGGCGGCGTCGCGGGCACGGTAACGGGCATTTACGTCTCGCTCTGGTGGTTCGGGAAATGACAATAATCTACCTCAAGTGGCGCGACGCAATACACAGCATGAACGAACACGCGATCACTGAGCTTGGCGGCCTCGCGGAGTTGCACGAGATCGGCTTTCTGATTAAGGAGACGCCGGATTCTATCGTCATCGGAACGGAGTGTCAGGACGCGGCAACAAATGTGCGGATGTGGCTAACCGTCCCGAAGGTCAACATCGTGGAAATAAAGCGCACCACGCTGGCGCGCGCCTTTCCCAAGCCGCGGGTGAAGAAAGCACGAAAGCCAGAAAGCACGAAAGACGTAAAGCCAGAATGACCGTAACCTTCACCGCGACCGCGGGCGCCGATCCCGTTACCCACGCGCACGCGCTCGTAACCGCGGCGCTGCCAACCGAGGGCGATTTGCTCTATGCGCTGCAGCGGCAGCGCACCCGCATCCTGAAGCGGACCGCGGCCGGCGTCGACGCGGACGGCGCATCGTTTGCGGCGTATTCGCCGGGCTATGCGAAGAAGAAGTCAGCGTACGGCCGAAGCGGCGTCGATCTGCGCGGGCGCAATGCGCCAAACATGCTGCAGGCGATTGTGGCCACCTCCGGATCGCTGACCGATGACGGCGATTCGAACACGCAGGCGCTCAACGGCAGTCTCGGGTTCTACGACGAACGCGCCGCGCTGCTGGCCGAGGTCCACAACGAAGGCGCGACCATCCGCAGCCGCCAGGGTACGGGCAAGGGCAAGGGCAAAGCGAAGAAAAACGGCGCCGCAACGTTCGCGATGCCGCGCCGGCATTTTTTCGACGCTACCGACGAGGATCGACACGAAATGGAAAACGACATGGGCACGCGGAGTGAAATGCGCATGCAAGGCCGCGCAGCGTGAGCTCACCGATTGCGCTGATCCGCGCCGCCGTGATGGCGCAGCTTTCAGCGAGCCTCAACACGAATCTGGCGACGTCGTGCGCCGCGTTCAGCGTGCCGATTGTCGCGTTCGATTTCGCGGCGGGATCTCTGAACGTCTTCCAGGCGAACGTGGGTTACAGCGATACCGAGCTGTCCGGCACGGCGATGCCGAATCTGCTCTGCGTGTATGGCGGGACGGCTGCGCCGTTCAAGGCGGGCGGAACGCAGAAGCTTTTTAACGCCACGTGGTCTGGAAACGTTTCGATCATTCTGGATCTGTATCTCAGCGTGCCCGGCGAAGCGGTGAGCAATTTCGAGCCGTATGCGGACGCGGGCGAGGGCGCCGTGATCGCGACCATGAATAACCTCAGCCTGCAGGCGAATTTCGCGGGCTCGGGCAAACTGTATGGTCTGGAGATTTCCGCCGCGCGCCAGAAATGCGTGTTGGACGGCGAGAACTGGATCGTGCCGGTGCGCTTTACCGCGCAGTTCGAAGCCTATATCAGTTGATCGAAGCCCCGGGAGCTAAGCGGCCTTAAGCAGTATTTGCCAGTTGTCGTGCCAGTCCGTGCGCACGCCTTTTGCCTTGTCGCGGAAAAACTCGGGCGCCTTGTAGTGAAGGTCGGCGTTAGACCATTTGGCGAGCAGCGGCGCCGTCTCGGGATCGTCGACTGGAAACCATTTCTCCCACAGTGCTTCAGGGATCAATAGCGCGGGCGGGGACGCCGCGATCAGCGCGTTCGCTTTCGCCTCTTCCATCTCAACCTGCTGCCCGTAGATCGAATACGCGACGCCCGCGTAGGTCGCCGTCGTTCCCAGGAATCTGAACACTGCCATAGCTTCACTCTGGCACGCTGACTCACGACGCGAGGCGCTCCCCGCGAAAACCACAAAGGAAAACAACACACTATGTCCTATACATTTACTCCATCTTCCTCGCGGGATAGAACACTATACGCGCAGATCATCACCGGCCCGCGCACGATTCAGAATGCTTCCGGCGTCTGGACCAATACCGGCACGAGCAACGTCCGCTTCAATACATTCGGACCGTCCTCCACCAACCCCGTCAACTCGCCGACATACAAAACCGGCAACCGTTCGCGCCTGCAGGGCCTGCGCGGCCGCCAGGGCGGCTCGTGGACGCTGAACAAGCCGTTCTTCCCGTCTGGCTCGGCTGGTGTGCGTCCCGATGACGACACGATCCTCGAATCCATCTTTGGCGCTACCGGCACCGTCGTCGCCTCGACCAGCGTGACGTATAACCTCATCGACACGCTGAAGTTCCTCGGTTTCTACGACTACAACAAAACGCCGGGCGCCTCGAGCCCGACGAACCGCTATGTCCTCGGCGCGATTCCGCAGAGCGTCAAGTTCATGGGCGGCGGGAATTTCTTCGATATGGAGATCTCCGGCACCTCGGTGGGTGTGGCCGATTCCGTCAACTTTCCGAGCTATGTGGGCGGTCCGGATGCTCCGCTCGGCGGCGGCCTGACCACGTTCCCGGCCGAGCCCACGGTATCCACCAACGGCAATGTGATCCCCGGCTTCGGCTCGGGCGCGGGTTTCTCGATCGGCGGCTCGCCCATGGCCGAGGTCCGCGGCACGGTTGAAATCTCGATGGCGATGGGCGTCGAGGCGATCGCCGATGCGCTCGACGATCAGTATGTGATCGGCTTCGTTGGCGGCCTGCGCGAGATCGGCATCTCGAGCATCACCTGCATCGATTCCGACTCGACGCTTCTGAATTCACTGAAGGCGGCGTCACTCACGAAAGCGCCGCAGGTTTTGGCGTTCCAGTTCGGCAACGTGGCGGGATCGATCGTCACGGTCAACCTGACCAATGTGCAGATTGGCAATATGTCGTGGGAAGAAGCGGGTGCCGCGCTGAACATCAAGTTCGGGGAATCGGCCGGGAGCGCGACCACCTCGGCTCTCACGAACGAATTAAATGTCGTGTTGACCTAGGCGCGAATCGCGCGCACGATGTTTCTCGCAAAGACGCAAAGTCCGCGCAAAGACGCCTCCAAAAATGGGCTGGGTTTTGTTTTGCGTCTGCCTTGGCGGCCTTTGCGAGACATTCGCCGAAATAAGAAAACGTCAAAAACAAAAGGCCGGAGGCGAATCACTCCGGCCTTTTTCACAGGGCCGGGCGCGGAGGCGAATCTCTCCGCGTTGCGGCTTTTCTTTCGAAAGTGTACCACCACATTTATGGATTTCAAAAGTACTTACACACTTGAATCGACCGCCTTCCCGGGAGTTATCGTAACCCTGCGCCGCATGGGCCCGAAGCGCCGCGCGGAGGTAGAGCTTTCCGTCTCCGCCGCGCGCGCGCGACAGCGCGAGCTTGCGATTCGCCGCGAAATACTGGAAGACAAGCTGAAGGCCGCATTGATACCGTGCCCCAAAGACGCGGCGGGCGCGCCGATCGAAACTGAGATGAGCACCGAAGCCGTCGCGATCGGGTGCGAGAGGCTGGCCGTCATAGACGAGGCGCAAGCGCTGGTGCGTTCGCAGATACACCCCGCGTTCGTGAGGGCGGCGCTGAAATCGTTTGGCGGCACGGAAGCGCTCACATACGAAGGCAAGCCCGCGACGGCTGATCTGCTTAACGACTACGGGCCGGATGATCTCTTTGACGAAGTCGTTAAGGCAATCAACGGAAACGGCTACCTCCCGGCCGAGGCGGCGCGAAATTTACCATCGCATTCCACTTCCGGCGCGCAGGAGGAATGCATCGAGACGAGTTCGACTGCGCCCGATGTGAAGAGCGACGAGAGTATCTTGCCCGCCGCTGTATAGCGCGGCATCCGGAGGACGTCGAGCCGGATAAGGTCGTGTTTCTCAAGCGCATCAGTTTCTGGTATCGCTACGGGGCCGCGCCGCGCGAGTGGTTTTCTGCTGGCTACCCGCTCCAGCTCGACACGGGCAAGGGCTTGAAAACGGTGCGCGTGGAGCTTGATGAGATCCGCTCGGCCGAATGTCCCAAGAGCGTTTTACTCCGCGACCCGCGCGCGGCCGAATTAGTGCAGATCTTCGCCCAGATGGACGCAGTGGGCGAGTCGCCGCTCGGCACCGCGTCCAGTTGGCCCGGTGCGCTATACGACGCAATCGGCGTGCTGAAGAGCGCCAAAGCGCGCGACGAGAACGCGCAAAGTCTTGCAATCCACAGATTTCAAACCTCCCAAACTTAGATGGCTTACGAGCTCAGATTCGATTTGAAACAAACCGGCGCCGAAGCCCTCGCTTCGGTCGACGGGCTGATTCAGCGCCTCGCGACGAACACCAAGGCCTCGGCCGGCGAGCTGAAGGTTTTCGAGTTCGCGCTGCGCGGCAGCATCGCCGCTGGCGATTCGCTCGCGCAGGCGCTGAAAAGCATCGCGTCTACAACGAGCGGCGGCTTCGAAGGCGTCGCAAAGATAGCGAAGGAAGCACAGAACCTCGGGAAAGAAGCATCGAAGGCGGCAGACGAGACGCAGAAGCTCGGCCGCATGATGGAACTCGCGTACAACGAGAACCACGCGCGCGATGTCAAAAAGATCACCGATGCGCTGAAAGAACAGGCGGACGCGGCAGCGAAGGCGGCGAAGGCAGCGAAAGACGGCGAAGCGGCAGCGAATCGCGGCGCGTCCGGGCTGCTGCAGCTGGCGAGTGGGTCGGGAATCGTCACAGGGCAACTCGCAAGCCTGACGCGTGGCGCCGGGGCGCTGTCCGGAGGTCTGGGAGGAATTGTAACGCCGGCCGGCCTCGCCACTGTTGGCATCCTGGCAATCGGCGTGGCCGCCGCTAAGATGAGCTACGATCTCGTCGCCGAGTTCGCTGCCGCTGAGCGTGAGACCTCCAACTTCGCGGATCGAATCGGCGTTACGCTCTTACAGGCCGAAAAGCTCCAATCGCAAGCGCGACTTACCGGCATCAGTATTAACGCGCTGGAGCAATCGGGACGGCTTTTAGGCGAGGCGCTCGAAAATCCCGCGACTACAGGTAAAAAGGCGTCCGATGCGCTTCATAAGCTGGGCATCGAGACGGTCGGCCTGCAGGGCGAATTTAAAGAGACCGGACCAATTGTTCTTGAATTGCTGGATAAGCTTTCACGTATTCCAGATCAGGCGACACGATTCGCGCTCGCGAACGAAGTACTCGGCCGCGGCGGGAAGGCAATCCAGCCGCTCATCGCCGATTACGCGGAGCTGCAGCGCATCGCCGCATCGCTTCATGTTGGCGAGGATGCCGCCGGCTCTAAGGAATTACTGGACGCGGATCGCGCCGTTAAAAAACTGGACGAAAGCTGGACGCTATTCAAAAAAAGTCTGGCGACGGAAATCGCTCCGATCACAATACGGGTTCTGGCCAAGCTTATTCCCGATGGCCATGAAGCCCGCGACGACGCGGACATGCAGGGGCTGCTCAACGGCAATAGCAATGAGCCCGGAAATGTCGCGGCCAGAGCGCAGGGTATTGCGCGCAACGTCAAGCCGCTGATCGACAGAGATATTCAGGGCTCTCTCGACCAGATGCGGAAGTTAGGTGAGGACGCCCTGAAAACCAGCGGCGCTGCCTTCCGCGCGAGCGACGATAAAACTAAAGAATCACTCGACGAGCAGCTTAAGACGGCCAAAGCCGCCGCAGATAAACTGCGCCCCGATCTGCGCGGCGATAGCATCGACAAAAAGACGCGCGCCACCGAAACCGCGGAGTACAACAAACAAACCGCCGAAGTCACGCGCCTCGAAGCGGCCATCAAGGCCGTCGCGGATGGCAAGAAGGAAGCCAACCGCGGAGACGAAGAAGCGATCGCGCTTCGTAGCGAACGCGCACGCCTGCAGGAAGGCGAGCTCACCGGGCTCGACGCGATCAATGCAAAGCACGATGCGCTGATCGCTAAACTGCGCGAGGAAGATGCACTCTACCGGAAGGAACATCCCGGGGCAAAGCCTAACGAGAAGCTGACGCCAGCCAACCTGGCGCAGATCGATCAGGACACGGCGATCGAGAAGGACAAGTACAATCAGGGCCTCGCCATTTCCCGGGCGCAGAATGATCGCGCGGTAGCCGGTACCGTTATCGACCAGCAAAAGGCGCTCGATAAGGCGCAGGGTGCGGGCGGCGCAGAGATCGATCTGGCGCGCGGTAAAAGCTCCGGACAGGACGAAGCGGGCATCGAAGCTGCGTATCAGGAACGGCTGGCGTCGCAGCGGCAGCAATTCGAAGACGCGGCGCGTCAGGTCGTCGAACTGCGTCAGCAGCGTGACGAGCGGCAGGCCATTAAGCCCGACACGAAGCAACTCGAAGCCGACAACCGCGGCATTACTGAGGCGCAGATCAAAGCCACCGGCGCCGCGGCGCTGGCTCTTTACGATGCACAGAAACAGCGCGAGCTCGAACTTATTGCACTGGGCAAGAAACGATTCGAGGACGAGGCCAGCCACGCGCGCAATCTGCGCACCGTTACAGAAGCATCAACCAAGGCCGACATCGAGGACAATAAAGCCTCGCTGCAGCGCCGCTCCGCGCTGATCGCAGCGCAGGACGGCAAGGGCAACGATCTCGATACTTTACGCAAACAGATAGACCTGCGCCGCCAGATCGCGCAGATCGATCGCGACGAAAAGCAGCGCGATATCGAGGCCGAGCGCGCCGAGCAGCAGGGCATTCTCAAGGCGAACCCGGGCAGTGAAAAGGAAGTTGATACCCAGCTGGCGCAGCTGCGCGCGCAGGAAATCGCCAATCAGCGCGGCTACGAACGCGAACTCGGCGATGAGCGTATCGATATCGAGCTCAAGATCGCGGAGATCCGCGAAAAGGATCTCGAAAAGTACAAGCGCGATTCCGAGAGCATCTTCGACGCTCTGATCAACCGCCAGCTGGGCGCGGGCCACGCGCTCACGCTGCTGCTGCGTAAAGAAGCGCTCGGCCAGGGCGCGAAGCTATTCGCGAACGCGACGGCGCCGATTTTGAAAACCGCGGGCGAGACTCTCGCGGGCGCCGTGCCGGCGAGCTTCCGGCCGTTCACGAAAGACACGATATTTGACCCTGCGAACAGGGCCGTCCCTGGCGCCTCCGACGCCACACAAGCCGCTACTGCCGCCAACACGGGCAAGACGGCGGACTGGCTCGCGCAGATCTTTCGCGCGATGACGGGAGGCTCGGCGCCCGTCGCCTCGCCGGCAGCAGCCACGGCACCGGCGAAGCTGCCCGGCATCCTCGCGTACGCGCGGGGCGGCGGTCCGCCTGTCGGCGTGCCATCGCTTGTGGGCGAGGAGGGCCCGGAATTGTTCGTGCCCACCACGCCGGGCACGATCCTGACCGCAGCCGACACGAAGCGGCTTCTGGCGTCAGGCATCCTCGCTTTTGCGGAGGGCGGCGGCCCGCCTGTCAGTGTGCTCCCCGCCGGGGCCAACGCCCCGAGCCCGGCCGCGCTCGCGATCGCGCAGGCGCTCGACGACAACACGCAGGCGACGGGCGTGCTGACAAAATCCATCGGTCAACTGTATTCCGGCATCACCGGCAACTCGCCCGACAGTTCTGTCGGTTCGGCGCCGGCGCCCAATAGCCTCGCGGGATCGCTTGCCCAGCCGGTTGCGGCCTTGCCGGCGCTGTCGCCTTACACTGCGTCTGGCGCCGGGTATGGCATGCCACCCGGAATCATCGACCAGATCAGCGGGGCCGCACCCCTTGGTACCGGCATCCTCGCCACGCTTTCGACTCTGCGGGCGCAGGCGCTTTCGCCCTCGGGCGGCGGCGGTGGCGCTGTCGTCGAGACCGGCACCGCGCTCGCGAGCATCGCGAAGCTGATCAGCGGCGCGGGCGGCGGCGTTAGCTCCGTGGTGCGTGGCGACGCGCTCAGTAATATCTTGGGCGGCGGCAGCGGCACGCCGGGGGTAACGGTCGATCTGCTGGGAGGAGAAGGAACCGGCGGCGGCGGCTTCGTCTCGGCACCGACTTCCACGGCGCCGACTCCCGGCCTGGTCGCGCCGCTGCCGGTCTCTTACGGCGGTCTCGCCAATCCACTGGACGGCATGTCGGTGTCCCTTCCCGGCTATACCCCGACGACGGGCCAGCAGATCGCATCCGGCGTTGGCCTCGCGGCTACGATCGGCGCGGGCACGATGGGCATTATCTCGGGCCTCTCGCAGGGCGGCCCGCGCGGCGATCTGACGGCGGCCGGCAGCGCTGCCGGCATCGCGGGCGCGGTTGTCGGAAACGTCGCGAAGCTGCTCGGCGCGGCCACGCCGCTGCTGTCCGCGATCCCCATCATCGGATCCATCGCGGCCGTCGCTCTGCCGCTGATCGGCAGCCTGTTCGGCAACGGGCCCACGCAGCGCGCCAATCAGATCAATCAGGAACTCTCGGCCAACCAGTACATCGCGCCGCAGGCTCTCAATGTCACGCAGTCGTCAAACGGCAACTTCACGGACTTCGACGCGCGCGGAAATATCCGCACGTCCGATTTCTCCGCGGTGCCGACCGTACGCCAGGGCTTCGTCTGGGAACAGACGCACGGGCTGTTCGGTCCGCCGCCGACGTATTACAACGTGCCGGGCGGCCAGACCAGCCAGTTCAATCCGACGACCGCGGCGCCCGCCGCGACCATCGTAAACCACAACTACGCCGCCGGTGCTATTCAGGCGATAGACACGCAAACTTTCGCGGAAGCGATCGATAAAGCTCACGTCGCTGTCGGAAACGCGGCGGCGAAGAATTTGCAGAACATGCACGGCGCGCTCGCGACGGAAGTTCAGCGGGCTGCGAACGGTTAAGCCATGTCATCGACTCCCCTTCCCGTCATCCATGGCGCGTCCGCCGCGAACTACCCGTTCGAGCTGACCTACAGCTTCCTAACCGGCATCGGCGAGTGGCAGAACGGCGCGCAGCAGCGCTGGATCCGGCAGCCGGGCGGTCTGGTCAAGATAGCGATTCCGTACGCGCAGATGACGCAGGCGCAGAAGAACACGGTCAAGGCCGCGTTCACGGGCGCCGCGGGCCGCTTCGAGCAGAACCTCGAAATCAGCCTGCCGTTCGGCGGCTCCCTCGCTACGTTCTTTAATTTCGGCATGGACGCGGACGAATGGGCCGCGACCGAATCGAAGACGACGCAATACGCCGGTCCGATGCGCCTCACGCAGTCGATCACGCAGAGCCTTTCGCCCGGCACGCCCGGCCTGGCGTTCCCCACGCTGGCCAACGGCACGATCGGCATCTTGCCGTATGTCCAGAAGAAGCGGTTCCAGACCGTCGCACAGAAGGTCGAAGCGGGGCCGATTTACACGCTCGCGGAATTCGGCGGCGGCCTGAGCGGCTATCCCAAAGACGGCCTGATGTCCTGGGAATTCGACATGCAGCTCGTGAGCGACGCGGACCTCGTTACGCTGGTCGCGCACTTCATTGCCAACTGGGGCCGCGCATATAGCTTTCTTTTTAAGGATGAAGCGTCCGGATCGGTATTATCGGCCGCGATCAATTCGAGCGTGACCGCGATCCCGTTCGCGACGGATCCCGCGCTGGCCGTTGGCCAGGCGTTCGAGATCGATGCGGAGCAGTTCCACGTGACGGCGGTGTGGGGTGGCGCGACACTGACGGCGACGCGCGCGTATAACGGCACGACGGCGGCGGCGCACCTCATCATCGCGCCGCTCTTTTGCGTGTATCTCAATACGCACTGGGCGGTGGACGATTTGGTTGTTACGTATCGCGGGGTGAACGATTCGAGCTTGAAGATTATGCTCGAGGCGACGAACTAGCGGCACCCCGAACAGATCATCGCCCACTGCTCCGCTTCCGCATCATGAGGAGGGAAGGCCACGGCCTGATCGCATACTTCGGATGCCGCCGCAAAAGACGCTTCGTCGATTGTATCTCCCGCGTTAAGCAGCATGTCGCGAAGAATCGAGACCACATCGTTTGGCGTCTTGATGGGCAGCGCGGGCGCTATCGCCGCCAGCGCGAGAAAATCGCGGCGGTTCATTGCGGCGCTCCGAGGACGAAGTTTAAATAGCCCATTGCCAGCGCGTCCGCTTCGGTGGCTGTTGTCACGATGTCAAACGGGATGGGAGGCCACACGGTAGAAAAGCCTCTCGGATGAAACCGAACAGTCTGCAGGCAAATCGCGTTAGCTTTTGCGAAGCTCGCCTTGTCGATGACGAGTCCGGCGTTCGAGCACATATCCGCCACGCAGTCGACGATGCTCATTTCCTTCGCCACGGCGGGCGCTATCGCCGCCGCGCCCGCCAGCGCGAGAAAATCGCGGCGGTTCATCATTGCGGCACCGAACTCGCGGGCTGGCACTCGCTGAAATGCAGCACCTTCTGCATCCGCCTATAGCCTTCTTCATATTCAGCCCACACCGAAGGATCGCGCGGATCTTTCCCGACCGACAGGATCGTTCGCCAGATAAGGCTTATCTGGCTGTGGTCAAGCACCTCTCTCATAGATCAACGTTCGCATGCCGTCCCTCATCACAATCCCCTACACGATTGAAGAAGGCAAAGAAACAGGCCTTGTTCAACTCAACGTCACGCCCAAACCTTTAATCCTATGCTCGCTCGCGGCGATCAATCCCGCGACCCTGCTGGTGGATTCGGGCAGCGATGTCACATATCTGACGACGACCCCCGCGCTCGGCGGCAAGACGCAGACGTACAACGGCAACGTCTACGAAGCGCGCCTTCAGGGCAACCCAATCGAGCAGATACAGGCGCAGTCCCCGCAGGGCTATGACATCCCGGGTTCGATCTCGCTCGTGATCGCGGACGGCGATTTTACCATCTGGACCACGCACGCCAACGCGTTCGGCTGGCGCGGCGGCACGTTGACCGTCACGTTTGTGCTTTGGGACGCGCCGACGGGCGCGTATTCAACTAACGCGTACGTCTGGACGTTCATCCTCGATAAGCCGAACGTCGATTTCGGCGCCGGCATCATCAAGGTCACCGGGCAGGCGCGCCAGTCGATGACGCGACTGACCGTGCCGAACTTCGCGCGGCAGAATCGCTGCGGGAATATATTCCCCGGCGCGACGGGCGCCACGCGGGCGGTTGCTGCCGCGGCAGCGGCTGTTGCGCGGTTGGATGGCCTGACCAATCCGACCTCGCTGTCTTTCGGCTGTGGGTACTCGCCAGATCTCATTAGTATAGGCGGCGTCGGCAATGTCGGGACTCCTAATCTGGACAACCCGGACGGTTCATTTCTTACGGATGCCTCGGGCTACTACCTGATGTGCGACTATTCGCGCTCCTGCGGATCCGGACGCGCCACGCGCACGCAGGGCTGCATGGCGCGCCTCGGCAACTACGCGGCCACCACGACGTACGGCTCTGGCGGCAAACCATGCGGGCAGGACGGCGATATCGCGAACGATACAGGCAACCGCGCTACCGGCCACTTCACTGGGGACACCTGGGTTGCTCCCCAGGGCTGGTCGGGCAATCAGTATGTTAATCCCGGCGCAGGCACTCAATACGGTTTCAATGCGCCGAATTCGCCAATCGGCAACGGGTTTTACAGCCAGGGCTACGGTACGCAATGGGTCGACGCCACCGTGCTTGAGCCTTTTAGCGGAGCGAACGACCTGATTGCTGAATGCATTGTTTGTGTGGCGCCCAACGGCCCGGCTACCGTTCTGAAGGTTCTCGTCAATGGCGTTGAAGTGCCATTCAATAACGATCCGCTGCAGAGTTTCACGTGGGTGTGTTTGCCCGTCGGCAGCACTTCATCGGGTGGAAGGAAGGGCATCGTTACCCAGCTGGCGGTGATCAATGGGCAGGGCGATCCGCATGGCTCAATGTGTTGGATCATCGTCACAATCCCGAGCGAACTAGCAGGATCGGGAACAATTCCGGCCGTCCGAGTCCTCGTGCAGTTCCCGCAATGCTTGCACGCGATGCCGATCGCGACTGCGGTGTCGACTGGCGCGGCGAATGGCACGACGATCACGCTGCCCGCCGGAATAGCGAACGCTGATATCGCCGGCAACCCGCCCTACACGATCAACATCCGGGGCAACAGCCTGATCCCGAACGGCTCGTATGGACTGTACAACTGGACGACCGGACCTCCGGGAACGGTGACGCTGATTGGCACAATAGCCGCCGGGTCGGGCGCTGGCGGCTCGATTTTCTACATCCCCGATAACGATAGGGATGTCGGCTTCACCGAAGCTTCGACCGGCGCTGTCGCGGCCAATCCGGTTTGGGCGCTGATGGATCTGCTGGCCTGCTGGGGGCCGTTCACGGTCCTCGATATCGACGCCGCCAGTTGGTACGCCGCGGCCCAAATCTGCGCGGTTCAGATCGGCTATACCGACATCAATAACAACGCGGCCACGCACGCGCGCTTCCGCTGCTCGCTGGCTCTGGTCACGGGCCAGCGGCAAACTTTGGCGAAGGCTGTACTCGCGATTCGCAACTGCGCGGGCCTTATTTTGGCGCGCAATCCGGCCAACGGGCTGCTGCAGTGCTTCATCGAGCAGACACTGGCCGACCAGCAGGGCGCGCCGATCCCCGGCTCGAATTACTCGACAGCCGTGGCATCGATGCCGGCGACCAGCATCACGCTAATCCCATCGCTGACGACGCCAGGCTATCTGGCGTACTTGTTCGACGGCGGATCCGCGACCGTGCCGGCGTCGATAGAAAAGAGCACGTTTAAACTAGGCGGTCGCACGCTGAACGACACGCCGAACACGATTTCGTTTCCGTTTCAGGACGGAGCGAACCAGTTCGTGCAGGACACGATCACGACGATCGATCCGGACGGTTATGCGACCTCAGGCAATCAGGAAATAGCCGCGTCTTTCGCCGTGCTGGGTATCGACAATTTCGACCAGGGCACGCGCGTTTCGAACGTCGAGCTTGCGAAAGCGCTCTACGGCAATTCGCGCTTCGACGCCCGCGGCACGGAATTGCCGTCGTTTAAGACCACGGTCAAGGCCGCGCATCTCGCGAGCCGCGTGGGCTTTATTTGCGGCATCAACTACGCGCAGGCTTCGCTCGAGATGGTCCTCGCGCGCCTGCTTTCCGCCACGCCGAACACTGACGGCGAGCATTGGGACCTTGCATTCCGCTGGCACTTCGATCAGTGGCACACCGACCTCTACGGGCAGGATCCGGCGCCCTATCAAAAGAATCCGCTATCGGCCGCGCCGAACAGGCCGCCCTGGCCGTTGAAACCCGGCTACAGCGCGTGGCCCACGAACGACGCGCTTTACCCGGGTCTCGAAACGATCGGGCTCTACACGACCAACGGCCAGATCACCGTCGCGTCCGTTCCTGTCGTCAACGTTCCGTCGGCGCTGACCTCGGCGCCGCGCGTGCCGCTGCAGGCCACGGTCGGCTCGGGCGGCGCGATCGCGGCCGGCACGTGGCTCGTTTCCTTCGTCGGCATCGATGCCGCGGGCGCGAAGTCGCAGCCATCGGCGAATGTGAAGGCGGTCGTGGCGTCAGGCGGATCCACCATTACGGTTTCCAATATTGTCTGGGATTCGAACGCTGTCAATTACGAAGTTTATTTTGGCCCGCACTCGCTGAACATGTGGCTGGTGGATCCGGCGCCTTCGTTCGCGCATAATCCGGTCGCTTCCTCCATCACGATCGGCGCGGAAATCATCTGGCCGACAGACGGCCCGGGGCGCCCTGATGTAGTCGACACGAACGTGATGCTTCTCGTGACGCCGATCCGGCACGGGGGCATCTGGGGCGATGGCGCATCTGCCGTCGCGACCCATACTCTCTCGTTTCCATCATCACCCACGGTCAACCAGTGGGCAGGCCGCATTCTATCCGCATACGGTTCGGCCACGCCGATCCCCATAGGCGGCGTCGGCCCACAGACCTTCGCAGGGCTCTGTTATGCGCAGCCCGCGAGTTACAACGTCACGGCGAACGACACGTCGGGCAATATGACGGTCACGCAGTCGACGTCTGGCAATCCCGGCGACGCCTACGTGATGCGTGCAGTGGCGAATATTGCGTCGGCCACCACGATTGGCGACACGGCCTTCGTGAATCAGTTCGCGCCCGGCGGCCTGGTCGTCAACGCGGAGTATGGCAAGGTCGTCTGGATTATGGCGGGCACCGGTGCTGGCCAGAAGCGCAATATCGCATCGAACACAGCAACGACGTGTACGATCACGCAGGCATGGACCACGATTCCGGACTCGACGAGCGTCTTCTCGATCCTCGAATCGGCGCCGTCGCTTTCGATCCCGTGCGCGGCGTTTACCAATAACGGCATCGCGCCGTCGGGAGCCGCCATTCTCGGCGTGATGCAGGTTCCGTTTTCGAGCGCGGGATCGCAGTCGTTTCTGGTGCAGGTAGTTACCCAGGACGCGAAGGGCAATATCTCGCCCGTGCGATTTGCGCCGTGGCAGGAGGTCTTCGTGCCGGCGCTTACGAGCAGCGCGTTCGCGCCCGCCTCCTCCTACCTCGTGCCCGTTGTCGCTGGCACAGCGACGCCCGATGCGTCGCAGGCCGTCAATCTGCTGATCCTCACAGCCGCGAATTGCCTTACCGACGCCAATGGCAACAAATATGTCAACGTTGCGCCTCCGATTAACTACTCGACTACCCCTTCTGGCGTCGAAACGCCATGGCAGTTCATCACGCAGGAAGATCCTGTCGGCGGTACCGGCGGCTATTCCACTATTTTCGACCCCAGCTACAAGATAGCCTTTGCAGTCGCCAGCGCAGCTTCACCCGCTGACACTCAGTGCCACGTAGACTTCCGCACCAGCTCGGCGGGCGTGACCACGCCGACGGGCGCATTGATCGACCAACCCATCTAAACCAGCTAATTTAAATGAAAACCTTAATAGCCCTTTTCTTCTGCGCGCTCACCGCGTTCGCGCAAACGATGACCTTTAACGGGCAGTCTTTGCCGGTGCCGTGCGTGATGTCCGCGGGCCTCAGCGATGCGACCATCTCGGGATCGTACGCACCTGCTGCGGTCAATGCGAAGTACGGGTTCACATTCCCCACCGTGGGGGCGCTCGACTATTGGGAGTGGTCCAAGAACGACGGCGCATTCTCTTCGCCAATTGCAATGACGGGCGCGGCGCAGTCCTTCGTTGACGGCCTCTCCGTAAAGTTTGCGGCTACAACAGGCCACACGCTGCATGCGTCGTGCACGGTTAACGCGACGGCGAACGGATCATTATCAGGGTCATCATTCATACAGGCAGGAGTCGGGTCGCTAATCACGCGGAACGCACAAGACAAAATGCGCGATGTGGTGAGTCTCCGCGACTTCGGCACCATCGGATCAGCAACCAACGCCAGCGCCTTCATGGCGGCGGCGATCAAGAGCGCGGAGGTGACAGGGAAAGGCATATACCTGCCCGCTTCACCATACCCTTACCTGATTTGCAACGTCAGCTACTCCGGAACGGCGAATATACGGATCTATGGCGACGGAACTGGCGGCACTAAGATCATGCCCCATTCCTCATGCCCGCAGCCCACGTCTGACATGATCGACATCACCACAACCGGGATTGTTGAGCTTCATGATTTTTCCGTGGATATGAACACGAACGGTAGCCGGTTTACTTCGCCAGGTGACGCGATCTCGATCACGAATGCCACTAAGATCGTCGCGGACGGGATATCGATATCTCACGCTCAGATTGTCGGACTTCAGGTAAACAACAGTTCAAATGTATCCGTGGCTAATAGCTCGTTTGACCATAACTGGTGGTTTGATGTTTCGGTAGCTTGTGCTCTCGGCGGCACCGCATCACCGCAATACCAGCATGGTTTTGACTTTCACGGAAACCAGTTCGCACATTCACCTATCGGACTTGGTGTCAACTTCTTTTGCGACGGGGTGTCGGTTACAGGCAACGCATTCACTAACTCAAATCTTAGTTTTGTTCAGACCGGGCAGGCGTTCGCCGAGATAAGCGGTAATACTTTCGACGGCGTAGCGGATTATGGCTGTACGACCGCGTGCGGCCTTCCCGGCGTTCAGAACAATCTCTACATGGAGGGCGCTTCACATGTCGATGTGGGAGACAACCAGATCAGTAACGTGTCCGGAGTGCAGGGGTCGATTACCTTCATCGGCTCAAATCTGACTCTCGGGGGAGGCCCAACTATCGAACTTCCGATCACCCATGTCTCTGTCCATGACGTGAAACTGGACACCGTGTCTGGTTTCTCAATCCTCATTTCGGCTGAGTCGAACGGTCCATCCCCGGTGAAAGGAACTTACGACTCTATCAAAAATACAACCGTACTCAACGCGGACAACTGCCCGAACATCACGAGTGTGGACAACTTTGAACTGTCGGGAAACACCTGCGATACCACATTCAACGGCGGCTTCCACCTTGACAACGACAAGCACGGATCAGCTACCCATAATCGAGGACATAATATCGGCACAGCCGCAACCGTCTCCTACGTGGGTCTGCTGATTGATGGTTCGGGCACTCAGGCATCGCAGGATATCGACGTATTTGATAACGTGATGAGCGATGACAGTGGGAATATCATGTTTGCCTGTTACGAGGACGCAACGCTCATCGGTGGCGATGCGAGCGAGATCCGTCATGATCGGAACGAATGCCAGTCGGCCGGTACAAAGTGGCTCCCCGCACCGGCACCTCCGACAATCGGGACATGGGTCATCGGCGCTCGTATAGGAGACGCACTCCCCGGCGCAACAGGTGCCACCTCAACGGGATGGATTGCCACAGCGGCAGGCGTCGGGGCGGCAGCGGGATGGGTGCCTATCGACAACCTGCCAGGGGTATCAGATGGCAGTTACACGGTGGCTTATCCGACCGCGCCGACTACGAGCCAATTTAACTGGGGCGCAGACGCAACGGGCGCATTTATCAAGGCCGCAAATCCGGCTGGCCTGACTTATGCGAATCAGCGCATCATCTCGATTGACTTCGACTGGATCTACGGCCCGACGAGCGTGAGCTGGTTTCATATGTTTGGTTCTGGGCAACCAAAGTTCCCGTTTTTTGGCGGCAGCGGAAATCAATGTATTACAGCAAATAATGTGGGTGATCTGGCTGGCACCGGAGCGCCCTGTCTTGGATCTTCAGCATTGCCCTCTTACGCAAACAATGCTGCCGCCGTTACAGGGGGACTGTCGGTAGGAAACTTTTACCAAATCAGCGGCACTGATGATATTGGCGTTGTGCATACTGGGGCCACTTATTGCGGCGCGGCGGCTTCTTCGTCAAGCCCTTCATCGTTCTGCTCAGATGGAACCGTAACGACTGTCACGGGAGTAACCACTGGTACTGGCGGCTATGTCGGGACTCAATCAGGTCATCCGTTTTGCATCTGGACGGGCGGATCTTGCCAGACGAACACAGACACCAGCGGAAACACAATTTTCAGTGGGTATCTGAAGACTCCAAATCTTGCAGGAACGGGAAACCGTTGCCTTTACGCGGACAGTGGCGGCACAGTCACAGCGTCGGGGGCTAACTGCAATTTCTACACGTCAGGTACGGGAATATCCATCAACCTGACTACCGGCGTCATCACCAATACCGCGCCCGCTGTAGCGCTCACCGGAGCGGCCGTGCGAACGGCATTGGGATATACGCCCGCCACGGAATCACTGGCGACCAACAGCGCGACGACCGGCATAACGGTGACCTGTACAGCTACCATCATCACATCCATAACCTGTACCGTGACCGATCCCGGCCATGCGCACACCCAGAATTAAGGAATCCCTGTGCGCTTCGACGCTCGCCGGGCGAGTTACAATAGCAAATGGAGCCAGCACCCGCCGCAAGCCAGGTACTGGAGTGATTCAGTCGATTTAGTCAGTTAATTCAAGGTGGTTCGATACCGCCACCCCCCGCGCCCGCCCTAACCCGGCGGGCGTTTTGCGTTTACGAGACCGCGGCGAGAATCAAAAGCGCGAGAAACTCGTCGAGGAGCCCGGGCTCGAGGCGTCCGACTTCTCGGCCGCACTCAGCGCACGTAAGCGAAATCGACTCCGGGCCGACGAAGGTCGAGACGATGAGGCCAGGGCAGGATGCCCACGAGTGGAATAGCAGAGCGCGGTCCTGTAACGCGATCGCGGGAGCGGCGTTGGCGATAACGCCACGGACGCAATGCATACACAGCCCGGAATCGCTGACCACGGGATTTATACCGCATGAGCTACACATTAGCGATTCCCCTCCATTCCTGTCTTCGTCCATCCGCGATCCGGCACGAAGCCGTGGCCCGCGTCCGGATGGTACTTCTCGAACTCGGCGGCGGTGTGCTGCCGCATCGCTCTGCACGCGGAGCATTCCGCGTTCGGCGTGCGCTGGATCGTCTCGGGCTTCGGTCGCGTTACACAGTCGGTCATACCCTGGCATTTTAGCGTTTCGCGGGCGGAAAGGGAAGGTTAAACGCCCGGCGGCGCAAAATCCGGATCCGCGAACGGCGCGAGCAGGAACTTTGCCGCCTGCCATATTCCGTCGAACCGTTCCCGCTCGGTCGCGAGATAAGGGTTTCCCTGTTCGCTCATCTTCAGATCAATAAAGCCGCTCCACTTTCGCGGCGTCGCCGTCAGGCCCGGCGTAAAGACATAGGAGTACTTCAGCACCGGCGCTTCGACGCTGACGGTCATCTGGACGCTCTTCTGGCCATGCATCATGACGACGAGATTCGTCCATTGCCGCGACGCGCTCATTTCGTCGTGCCGCAGGCCGAGGGCCGATCGCAGGCGGTCCGCATCGCTTTCGACGTGCGCGAGCAGCTTCTCCGCGATCTCGGGGAATATCGCGTTCAGCTTCCGCTGATCGTTGACTCGCGCTTCGTCGCTCATGTGCCTCCGTTCACGCCGCGATTCGGTTCGTCGCCTGACTTCTTCAATCCAATGGATCATCTGCTACTACGGTCACACGCGGGCCGGGCGCGGCGTTTGCGACACTTGCCAGCATTTTCGTTTGCCGCTCTGAGTGGTCAGCAATGTTGGCAAGATGGCGGTTGATGGAACTCAAGGTCGACCCGAACCAGATAAAAAAGATGATGCTCACGACAAAGCCAATGAGCGAAAACATGTCGTTTACAAGACTGGAATCGGTCATTCGATCACTTCCGCAACAGCACGACGCCGGACACGACCAGGGCCGCTCCGGCTCCCGCCGTCGTTCCGCCGATGACATTCTTGTTGTGTTCCAGCCACGACGAGCCACAGCCACTAGAAGTCACAATCTGACCGATTTCCTGACCGATCTGTTGCGCGCGCTCTTGCGCCGGACAGCCTCGCGAAAAAGCAACAGCACTGAAACCGGCCAATGCGACCCCACTAACAATCATCACTGCTGCCAGCACTTTATGATGCGTTTTTGTCTGCGCTGCAGGCTGTTCGCGTGCGGGAGCGTCGGCGGCGAAAACAGCAATCGGCATCAGAAGGCAAAGAGCAAGTGCAATTATTCGTTTCATCGTTTTTTTCCTCCGCGCGTCTTTGCGCGCTCCCAAGAATTGACACCACACCCGCTGGATAGCAACGCGAAAAGTACCGGTACCGTCACTTCTTCCCCCCGCCCTTCCCCGCCTTCTTCTTCACTGCTGCCCAGCGCTTCGTTACCGCGTTGCGCGCGGCCTCACTTCTTTCCTCCGGCGTCATCTTCGCGTAGCGGAGGGCCACTAGTTGCGCCCCTATCGATTCCTTCTTTTCCTTCTTTGCCATATCAAGTATTTTAGCCACGTGGGTACGCCCGTTCCTCACCACTATAACCCACGTGGGAACGGCGCGGTAAATAATAATTCGGCCGAAGCAAAAACAAGCGTTGACATACCCACGTAGGTATGAAATACTTCAGTCACGCTATACCCACGTAGGTAGAAACGTATGCAAGTCGGAAACGCGGAAACCCCGCGAAAGGAAAAAACGATGCGAATCACACCAAATGAATGGGCGCAATTCAGAAACCGCCAGCGCCAGCGCCAAATCGCGCAGGAGGCGGCCGTGCCCGGCCTTTACGCGCCGCTGAAAAGCAAAAGCGAAGACGCGATCGAGGCGGAACTCGCGGCGGCCACGGAAGCCGAACAGCGCATGATCGGCCGCATGAACTGCGCGATCAGCGAGATCTTCGCGGAGGCCTCCAGCGCGATGCGGGGAGAGTCGTTTATCGAAATGGAACGGAGGACGCGATAAATGGCCGAACTTTTGAAACTCAAGGTTGGCGTGCCCGAGGTCATCTCTCTGACATACGCCACCGGCAAGATCGTCGAATCGACGATACCGAACGCACCGAATCAGGTGATGTTCACGCTTTGCGACGGCAGGCGCACCTTCCTGCCGCTATCGGCGGCAGATCGGATCCGCGAGGCTGGCATTCAGGCGATGCAGGAATTTGAGATCGTCAAGGCCAGCGCGAACGACATCCGCGTCCGGACATTTGGGGCAGGCAGCGCCGTACCAGCAGCGCCGCCCGCCATTGCGCAAACTACAACATCGGCCGCTCAAAGCGCGACGTCACGCAACGGCTATCATACCCCGGTCCCGCCCACGCCGCCGCCTCCGCCGCCTCCGCCAATAGCGTTTCCTCCGCCGCCAGCGCCTCCCGTTGGGCCAACGCCCGCAGCTACCAGCCAGCTGATGGGCTGCTTTATGCAGGCGATCGACGCTATCCAAGAGGCACAGAGCTACGCCAATCGCAAAGGCCTTGGCATCACCTTCTCCAGCGAGGACGTCCGCGCGACGGCCATCTCCTGCTGGATCCAGTGCGGCAAAGGCGGTGCGCGATGAAAAGCGCCGCCTCCCGCAAACCCGCCGCGCAAACCGCGGCTTCGATCATCGCCGCGGCGCCGGAACTCGATTCATTCGCTCCGGCTTACGACGCGAACTTCGGATGGCCCGAGGATGCGCCAACCAACGGCATCGCGATCGCACCGCCGATTGACTGGCAGCCTGGCGATCCGAATCCGGAGGCCTCCACACCGGAGGCCTCCGGCCTGACAGTGGTGCCGAAGCGGATCACGCTGCGCGAGCACATCGAAGGCACGGACGCGATTATCCGGACCATCGGCGACCTCGACGAAGAAGACCTTACGCCTGAGGCAAAGGACGAGTTGAGCGCGATGCTGATCTCGGCTCTTGCCGGCACGCGCAAGAAGGTCGACGCCACCGCCGCGGCGATAGCCGGCCTCGAGCACCGCCTGGCGGCCGACAAGGCGGAGCGCGATCGGCTGGCCAAACGGGTCCAGCGGGACGAACGCCAGCTGGAGCGCCTCGAGGATTATGTTCTCGCGGTCCTCGAGGCATCAAACCTCGACAAAATCGATGGCGAGACCAGCACGCTCGCGCGGCGCCCCAATCCGCCGAGCGTGGTGCCCGATACCTCGGTGGCCGGTCCGCTGGCCCGCGAGTTCGTGCGCGAGCCGAAGCCGGCGCCTTGGTCCGAAGACAAGACCGCAATCAAAACCGCGATCGCTGCAGGCCGGCAAATTCCCGGTTTTGCGGTTGGGCGGTCAATTCGTCTGGTGAGGTCATGACAGGCAAACTGCAGCGCCTCATCGATAAGGTCACACTCGACCGGGTCGCCGACGTCGCGAGCCAGATCGTAGACATTGGCACAAAGGTCAAGTATCTGGGGCGCGCCCACGAATCGCGTCTCGCCACGATCGAAACGCGCCTCGGCATCCCGACGCCGCCGAAGTTCGCAAAACGCGAACTGCCTGCGGAAGACGCTGACGGGAGGCGCTCATGAAAACGCAACGCGAGCCGGAAGTGCCGGCCACGTGGCGGGATGCGATGGGGCTGCATCCGGACCTCGAAGCCGCGCAGCCCGGGCACGCGAAATACAGCGTGGTTCTTTATCTGGTGATGGTCTTCGGCTGTGCTGCGCTTGTTTACGGCATCGCGAGGGGGTTCTGATGCCACCTGAATTCCTGTGCATCTGCGTTGAATTCGCGTTTCCGCCGATCCCGGTCCGCTCGTTCGACTGGGCGGCCTGGATCGACGGCACCGAAGAGCGCGGGCCGATCGGCCGCGGCGCGACGCGTGAAGCGGCTGTGGATGACTTACTGGAGCAGCTGGAAGAAGAGGAGCTGACTCAATGAGCCGCATCCTAACCCCGCGCCCGGATCCGGCCGACGAGATCCGCGTCACGAAGGTGATCTTCTCGATAGGCAGGAAGCGCTACGAGATGACACATACCATCGAATCGCGCGAGATCACGGCCGGCCCGGCCGATGTGATCGAGATCTCGAAACCAGTACCGAAGCCGTAAAGCACGAAAGCACGAAAGCACGAATTCACCGCGCCGGCGGGATATACCGGCTTTACGCTCAAACGCACGCACCCAAAGGATCAATCATGTTCGAATCGCTCGTCTTCGTGTTATTCACAATCTTTCCGCCGCCGCCGCTGTTTCCTCCGGTCTTCTGCCCGCCTCCGGTAATCTCGGTTCCGCCGACGCCGTTCACCGGATGCGTCGCGCCGCTTAAAGAGTCGGGCATTTTCCTGTTGCCTCGGCTGAACGTCAAGAGGTAATGTGAAAACCGTGACCTGCGTTCATTGCCAGCGATGCAACGCCGACCGCGTGAAAGCGCTGCCGATAACTACATTCGGCGGGACGTGCGCAAGATGATCGAGACGCGCCAGCGCGACGTCGCGCGCCACGTCCGCCAGGCGCTCGCGTGGCTTCTCATCGCGGCCGCGGGCGGCGTTTTGGTTGCGCTGCTCGTGGTGGGTGTTATGTGGGCGCTCTCGTGAGGTGCGCGCTTTGCGGTTGCGAGCTGCGCGGGTTCGCGGACGGCGTGATGGTCGAGCGGCGCGTCACCGCCGAATGGGCCGGCTTCCCAGGGAAGCGTAAGACGCAAATCGCGAAGGTGCTCGTTTGTCGCGACGATGATGCTTGCGGCGCGAGGCGCTATGAAGCGGAAGAGAAGCGAAACGCGGGAGAGGCGCAACCATGAGCGAGCAAAGATCCAAGATGCAGTCGTCGATCGTCCCCGTTTCGAAGGACAAATGGATGGCCGAGGGTAGCAGGCTGTTCGGTCCGAACATGGATGACTGGCGCTTCCAGTGCCCGTCCTGTGGCAACGTCGCGGCGGTCATAGACTTCCGTCAATACAAGGACCGTGGCTCTATTCCCAGTTCGGCAACATGTGAATGCATCGGTCGATATACGGGCGCGAAGGGTGCGTTCGATCCGGCGGTCAAGCCGTGTAACTACGCTGGCTATGGCCTGTTTCGGCTTAGTCCTGTGATCGTCAAAGACGGCGACAAGGAAATTCATTGTTTCGCGTTTGCGCGCAACGCGGGAGATGATAAAGGCGAGTGCAGCAGCAGACAATCACCGCCGCGATCTATGCCCGCGTCTCCACGAAAGACAAAGGCCAGGATACAGAGAACCAGCTCGCCCAGCTCCGCCGCTATGCGGAGTCCCAAAACTGGAAGGTGATCGAGTTCATCGATCACGAGACCGGCAAGCACGCCGACCGCGCAGCGCTCAACAAACTCTTCGAAGCTGCCAGCCGCCGCGAGATCAATATGGTCCTCGTCTGGGCGCTGGACCGTTTCACGCGCGAGGGCGTTGCTGAGACTTTCCTCCACATCAAGAAACTGACCGGCTATGGAGTCCAGTTCGAATCTCTGACCGAGGCGCACTTCCGGACGACGGGGCCCGCCGGCGAATTGATGATTGCAATTGCCGCCTGGATCGCCAAGCAGGAACGTTCGCGAATCTCGGAACGGACGAAGGCGGGACTCGCTATCGCCAGGGCAAAGGGTGCTCAGCTCGGCAGGCGGTGGAAGGTATTCGACAGGGATCGAGCTCGCCGGCTTCGGAAAGCGGGTTCGAGCTGGCGCGAAATCGCGCGGGATTTGGGGGTCGGGCAGTCCACGATCCGTTCAGCCCTCTCAGGTGTGCAACAAACGTCTCCCAAAAAGGGCAAAAAATCGACCAGAAACACAAGACAATGAAGCACCCGTTTTTGCGTGCGGCAAACGACCCTTTAATGCACGGCTATTCACTAAAAAGTGGCAAAACATTGGCATTTTGCGACACTTATTCATTTGTATGCATTAGCGCGCGGCCGGATTTCGCCCGCGCTCGTGCGACACGACGGTACACGTCCTACGCGCGCGCGAGAAAAAGCCGGCGGCGCTAAACTCGCGGCATGCTTCGCTGGATTAAAGATCTGCCAGAGGAACTGCGGCGCACCGGCGTTTGGACGTGGAAGACGCCGACCTATTGCGCGCGTTGCGGCCTTCGCCTCGATGCCGACGGCGGCTGGCATATGGAGCGCGGCAAGCCGGTCTGCTCCCGCGAGCACCCCGTGTCATCAGGCGCGTTGCCAATTTTCCCTGCTCGCGGCGTTCTCGCGTACCACTCCAGCACCCACGGCCGGAAGCGAAGCGCTTCTTCGATCGGGTACCCCGGCTGAACCGTAAGCGCGAATCTACGCTCCGGCGTTTTTCGGCCGACGCGCCGAACTTCCCGCCACGCAACGATCAGGTACGCCGAACCCCATCCGCGTTTGCCGCGGGTGACAACGTAGTCGCCGGCGGCCGGGATCCGGTCGACGAGATCCGGGAGATCCATCCAGATTGACCGCGTCATACTCGGAGTATGCCTCCCCATCAGCAGCGAGTAATAGACGAGCGTGAGCAGCTCGCTGAGAAGTGCGACAAGCTCAAGGTATTCCTTTGGGGCGCGATATTCAACTCGCTGCCGACAGAGGAGCGCTCGCGTTTGATTCAGCAGCTCGGCTTCATGTTGGCGTACCTGGGGATCCTCGATCAGCGAATCGCAGCATTCTAATCGAGTGTCGCTACACTCTGAGCATGCCTCTCGATACACCCATCGGCGGAAACTTCTCAGACTTCACCCGCGCCCGATCGCTGACGCCCGACGATGGCCTTCACGGCATCGGCGAGCGCGCTCCGGATCTCCGCGCCGGCGGCGATCTGTTCCGGCGTACACTTGTGGTATTCGAACGCGTCGTCGATGGCGCGCTCGACGGTTATTTTAGCGCGACATACCACATAAAACCACCACACGAGAGCGGAGAAGCGGAGGACGTTTTGCCTCCGTGAAGAATCCGCCGCAGCCCGCTGGCGAACCAGGGGAGGCCGGGCGCCGAAAGGTTCCCGGCCTTTGTTCGTTTTGCGGTATTTGCGGTATTTGATTGTTTCCGGGTTATTACCGCGTAAAAACGCCAAAGACGCGGCAAAAAACCGTCAAAACGTAAAAAGTTCGAATCCGGCCTGGGGTCGGTGAATTACCAAATTCGGTAACTCCCCCGCCGCTTTTCGAGCTACAATGTCCGGCATGGGAACCGCGCCGGCGTCGCACCACGATCTAATCGAAATGACGGCCGAGGCACTGCACAAGCGGGCTGCGTACATCGTCGAGCATTTGGATTCACTCCAGGTGCGCGTGAAGGACAGGACCGGCCATAAGTATCAGAGCGTTTATATTAGGCAGCTTGGCATAAGGTCCGCCATCCGCGAGGCGTTCCGGCTCCTGCTGGGCAGCGAAGTGCGCGCGCCCGGTGAACGCGCCGCACGCTCGGGCGACGCGGATCCGGCCGCGGGGGAAGGGTGATGAGCACGCCCGAATTCGTCGCCGGATGGGACGCAGCACGCGAGAAACTGCGCTGCATGATCGTGCAGGATGACAGCGTTGCGGAGCTGCTGAGCGATCGCGTAGCGCCTGCGTTCTTTCGCGCATTCATTGTCGAGGACCGGGCAACCGGCGCCGTAGAGATGAAATTCCGTTGGCACTACAAAGATCCTGATGAAAAGAGCTGGGGCATAGTCACCACAGACAAGCGCGGCGCCGAAGCCGTTGATTACCTGCAGGACGGCCTTACCAAGACGCTCACGACGACGTTTTCGATGATCACGGGCCTGGACGCACTCAAGGATGCAGTCCACGTGTTCTACCCGCCCGACGATGGCGGCAACGCAGGCTCAACCCTCATTTGGCTGGACATGAAGGACCTGGTGGAAATTAAGGAGACGCCCGAATCCGTCGCGGAAAAAGCGAAGGCGGCGCGCACGTGGGGCGAGCGGTTCGAAGCGCTCGGCCGAACGGAGAAGCGGTGATGCCGACGCGTCCGTCAGTCGCGAGCCGCAAGCGGGCGGTGAAAACGCCCGGAGAAAAGATGCTCCGCGCGGTTGAAGACTATCTGGAATCGATGGGCTGGCTTTGCTTGCTTCCCGACGTGGAGGGAATCCAGGTGCCTCACGACCTCGAGCGGATCCCGGGTACTGACAACTTCAACTTCGAGTTGGTGATCAGGTTTACGGGCAAGAAGATGAATCCAGATGCCGATCCGTCCTGAGCTTCGCCATCACTACCGCGGCAAAGCGTGGGAAAACACGCGCCTGCGCATTCTCACGCGCGCAGCCCACCGCTGCGAGCAGTGCCTGAAGATCAATGGCTCCGATGTCCAGGTGTTCAGCACAGGCTCGTGTGGCCAGGTGTGGCGCGCAGCCCACAGGCGAAATCCGAAGTGGATATCGTGCCTCACTGGCAAGCCTATCTCTCTCCGCCTTTTCGCGAGCAATGGCGTGCGCACGGTCCACGTTGTACTCACTATCGCGCACCTTAATCACACGCCAGGCGATGACCGCGACGAGAACCTGAAGGCGTATTGCCAATGGTGCCACCTTCATTACGATGAGGCGTTTCATCGCGCAACCCGCGCGGCGCGCAAGGACGCGGCGCGGCCGCTGCTGGCGGGGGTTGCGTGATGCTGCTCGGGTTCAAGCGGCAGTTCGCGCCATTCGTCGAAAACGGATCGAAGACGCATACGATCCGCGGCCGCGGTAAGCGCCGCAGATTCGAGCCGGGCGATAGTTGCGATTGCTATGTCGATCCACGGCAGCGGTCGATGCGCCTGCTCGGGCGATTTCCGTGTATAGCGGTTGAAGACATTGAAATCAGGCAGACCGGGATCGCCTCCCGGCCGCTGATCGTTTGGATCGATGGCGACGTACTTTCGCCCGACGAAGCGGACCAGCTGTTCCACCGTGACGGATTCCGCGAAATTACCGGGGAGTCCAACGGGCACATGATCCAAGCGGCCGAGTTCTGGGGGGGCGCAAAGTTTCCTTTCTTCGGCGATCTAATCCACTGGGAGTTCAGGTAAATGCCCTGCCACTGGCATAAGCTACCCGACGGCAGCATGGTCCACATCAACATGGCGGCGCCGCGCAAACGCCACTGCGCCTTCTGCGATTGTCCGGATGCGAAGGCGCTGTGCGACTGGCCGATGGTGAAGGGCGTGGCGTTTAAGATCGAGGAACTTAACCCGGGTGACATACTCGTGCAGCCCACCCTCCCGGGCTGGCGAGCGCGTCTGCTCGAAGCGACGGTTATAGATGGGCAATATGCCGTCTGCGCTGAAGTCCGGGTGACGCTTATCAATCAGACGCCACTGTTTTCTGGGTTAAAGAAGCCGCCGTTCGATATTCGGTTTACGCTGCCGACCGTTTCGTTTGCGAAGTACTATCGCGTAGAGCGCCCGGGCACGTGCGACAAGCCGTGCTGCTTCCGCTGCCGGCGTCACGTGGGACCTGACCGCGACTATTGCATGGATCACTGGGACGCGCAGGCGCCCGCGGCGGAGCCGCTTCTGCGCGTGCCGATGTCCGGCGTGCGCGTGCTGAGCGGGCGCGCGCTCGATCGCGCGAAGCAGCGGAGGTTATTCGAATGATCTGCGTGCACTGCGAAGAACCGGTTCTGCCCGGCGATACATTCGACATAGGAATGCTCCCCAATCTTCAAAACATCCACCGCGAGTGCGCGGTTAGAATGATCGCGGGTTCCGTGGCACACCAGCGCCGTGAGTGTTTCTGCTACGGGGGTATTGGCGAAGACGATCCCGCGCTTACGAGAAGGCAGTCAGCAAAACTCGCGTATATGGAGGCGTTTCGCAGGCGCGATCCCAACGCCGCAAACGCGGCGGAGTTGATCCAATGATTACCTGCATCGTCTGCGGTTGCACCGACGAGAACGCCTGCGTGGACGAGGCGACGGGCGAGCGCTGCGCGTGGGTAGAAGCGTCCGAAGTTGGACCAATTTGTTCGTTTTGTGCGGAACAATTTGAAGATGAAGATGCCCCGCTCGTGCTGGTCGAACTCGTCTCCGACGCCGAAGCGGATCGCTTCCTGCGTGCGCGGAGGGCGGGCGCGTGAGCACGCTAACCCCCGACCACCAAGCGCTGTGCGCTGCTCGTGGCGGCCGCGGCGTCGATCAAAGCGAGCCCGGCGCGTGACAATTTGTCACACAAACGGCAAAAAATGTGACACATTATGAATATGTCAATTCCCAAAAAGGCGCCGGCGAAGGCCCGCGCAGCAGCATCCCCCGCCCGCGGCGCAACGAAAAAGCCCGCGGCGAAGTCCGCCGAATCGCGTTCCCGTAAGACCGGCGGCGCCGGCGCCGGCTCGACCGCAAAGCAGGCGTCGGCGAAACAAGGCACCGGCATCGGCGGCAACGGCAAGGCCATGGGAACCGGCAGGAAAACGGCCGCAACGGCGTAGCGGCTCAGGCGTCCTGGTCACCCTGTTCGATCATGCGCGCGGTGAACTGGTCGTACAGAAAGCTCATGAGATGGCTGCGCCCATCATGTTCGAGCCGGTCCAGTTCGCTATCGAGCGTCTCCAGAATCCGTGCGCTCGCTTTCGCGGCTGAGGTGCGTTCGCTCTCCGGAGTGGCCTCAGCCGCGATCAGTTGCCTGATGAGCGGAGCCAGATTCTGGAACATCTCGGAGCCATAGCTCCGCGTGCGCGCCAGTTCGTTCCACTCCTTGCGGACCGCATCGAACTGCCACACGACGTGGATGCTGCTCAGCCGCTTGTGTCCCCACCCCGAGCCATCGCAAGCCTTTGTTCCGTCGGTGCCCGCATATTCAACGAGCAGCGGCGTGGTGGGGTAATCGGGCGTCGGATGCAGTTCCCGCTCATCGATGAGCGCGCCGGTAGCAAAGTGGCAGCCTTCGAACCAGGGCAGTCTGCGCGACACGCGGAGGATCAGCGTGGCGTAGGTTTTCTCGCGGCGCGAGGGGGAAGAGTGCGGGATGCGGATCGGCATAGGCGCCGAACGTATCGCGGGCGCGCGAGGAAGCGCAAGACCTACGAGTCATTTCGGGTACTGGGGTACCGAGGAAGCGCGAATGCCTAACGTTTTCGCCTTTATTCATGCGGTTTACAAGCATACAGATGCTAAATAGTTGACAAGCCGCAATATCCGCCCTTGATTCCGCGGGGGAGCCTGGAGTAACATAACCGCTATATGTCTAGCCCACTGCGGGAGCCCCCGACACGCAAGAAAAAGACAGCCGTTCGCGGGTCCAAACCAGACAAGGAGCCCCCCCGTAAAATGACGCTGCGCAAGCGCGCCCGCGTCGCGGCCAACGCACGATGGAAGGACCCCGCGGCGCGCGAGAAAGCGCGGGTTGCCATGCGCGCGCGCATGAAAGTCGCATGGGCGGTGGCGAAGGCGCTCGAAGCGGTCGAGAAAGTGAAGGAGGCGCAGGCCGCGTGAGTACTATACAGAAACGGTACTTGCGGCACGCGCGCGTTTGGGCGCATAGTGGTGGTATCGCGAAGCGTCTTGCAAGGCGCTGCGTTGATGTTCTTACAACGAACGAGGCGCGGGTCTGTGCTATCACCACAGACCCCACTCAATCCCGTGATAGGGGACCTATGACTCCAACACGACAAAAAGCGGTGAATCGCCTGGACCCACAGAGCGCATTCGAAATCTTCGGGTTGCGGACGCAGCCGCTGCCTGACGACGCGCGGTTATGGAAACGCGCCGTTCGCATGGTTCGACCGAAGGTAGCGTTGTCGCCTGCGCGACGCCAACAGATTCGGGAAGCAACCCGCCGCTACCTGGAGCGGAAGGCGCGCGGAGAGCCGCCTATCTCTTCCATCGAAGAGGCGCGCGCGACCGCGTCCGCCAGCCGAATCGCGAAGATGAAGGCGCATGCGAGCGCGCGATGGGCGAGAACGTCGCCTGAGCGCAGACGCCAGATCGGCGAGAAAATCCGGGCCGGGCACCTGAGGCGACGGGCTGAAATGAGGGGCGCGTGAGATCTACGAATGCTTTAGTATTTGACAATGTATTTGTTATCAGAAGTGAGCGTAAGCTCGCTGCTGAAAACGCGGACATTGTGATCCGACCACCGCCCGGCGCGCCGTAAAAACACCACACCACTGCATTTACTTTGCAAGAGCGATTCAGTGTGTGCGATGTACATAGCGAGAACGCCGTTTGGGGACGCGTGTCCGGATCACTTTAGACCGCGCGCAGTATTATTGTAGATTTTCCCACCTCGTTCCTGCAAGTACCACTCGCACTTTTCCCAGGT